GCCGCGCGCCGATTTCATCCAGGTCTTCACCGGCGTACTGTCCAATCCCGGCCTGGTGAGCCGCCGCCGCGACCGCCTGAACCTGCAATTGCGCGACAAGATGCAACGGCTGAACAAGCCGATATCTGAAATCAAGCTCGGCGGCACCACGGCGAACGCGGAAAAGCTGATCCCGCTGACCTTTGGCGATTGCCATAACGTGTCGCCGCTGTTGATCGATCCAGCCAATGAAACCTTCCAGGTGCATAACGGCCAAGTGGAGGCGATCGAGGAAGTGCGCGACAACGGCGTGCCGATCGCGTTCACGCCAAACCTGACATTTGGCACGTTCACGTTGCCGCACAAGCCGTTCGGCGCGGTCACGGCCAGCGTGCAGGGCGATATCGACACCGGCGTCTATCACAATACGCCGGCTCAACTGATCCAGCGGCTGGCGGTGTCGTTCGGATCGCTGACCGAGCGCTTCACCGCGCAAGACGTGGACAGTGACCAGTTCGCCGCCTTCGATGCCGCGCATAACGTGCCGGTCGGCGTCTATCTGGATGACCGCGCCAATGTGCTGGAAGTGATCCAGTCGCTGGCGGCATCGGTCGGCGCGCAGGTGGTGTGTTCGCGCGACGGCAAGATGCAAATCAAGCAGGTGACGCTGCCGGTCACGTCATCAATGGGCACGCCGGTAGCCATCGATGCCGCCGACATGCTGGAAAACACCTTGTCAGTGGTCGATCGCCCGGTGGTGCAGGCGGCGGTGAAACTGGCGTACTGCAAGAACTGGACGCTGCAGCCTGGCCTGCAAACCGCGATTCCCGACGAGCACAAGGCGCTGTACGCCGAAGAATGGCTGACCACGACCGCGTCATCTGACAATGCGTTTGACCAGTACAAGCTGACGTTCGAGCCGGTGCAGCAGGAATCGCTGCTGGTATCGAAGACTGCCGCCGATGCCGAAGCGCAGCGCCGGCTCAACTGCTGGCAGGTGCAGCGCACCGTGTACGGATTTTCCGGCAAGCCGAACCTGTTCAACCTGACGCTCGGCCAGCCGGTCACGCTCACGCACTGGCGCTTCGGGCTGGATGCCGGCAAAACCGGCATCGTCACCGCGCTCACGCTCGACTGGCTGGCCGCCACCATCAAGGTGGAGGTCTTGGTATGAGCGCGATTGTCAACGAGCGCGACCGCATCCTGCAAAGTGCTTCGCAGCGGATCGCCGAAACGCAGATGACGCCTGGCGTGGTGGTGCAGCAGGAACAGGTCGAAGGGCTGGAGCTGGTCGATTCCAAGCTGGTGGTCTTGAGCGCATCGAGCCAGATTTTCCGCATCCCGAAGGATGTCAACGGCCAGCCGCAGCCGGTGTCGCCTGACGTGATTTCCTTCACGCCGACCATCAAGGGCTTGCCGCAGGAGCCGGTGTTCTCGGTCTCGTCCGGCAATGCGAAGCTGAGCTATGCCAACGGCGGCGCGCTGCTGAACTACACCGACATGCTGACCGATACCGCGACGGTCAAGTGTTCGGTGTCGGATGTCACCACCGCGTATTACGACCAGATCACGGTCGCGAAGGTGCGCGAGGGAGCCGATGCGCTGACCGGCCTGCTGTCGAACGAGGCGCACACGGTGTCAGCGGACAGCCTGGGCAACGTGCTGTCCTACAGCGGCGCGGGCGGCAATTTCGTCGTGTACCAGGGCGCAACCGATGTCACGTCGGCCTGCACCTTCTCGGTGGTCAAGGCCACCGCTGGTGTCAACACCACGATCAACACGCAGGGCGCGTATGCGGTGACAGCCATCGCGCAAGGCACCGACACCATTGTCGTCACCTACCGCGCCACGTTCGGCTCCTCGACGGTGGACAAGGATTTCACCGTCAGCAAGGCCAAGCAGGGCAATCCCGGCGGCGGCACGCCGGGACAGCGCGGCTCGATGACCTTCCATATCACGATTTCCGGCACCGTGTGGGATAACACTGCCGCCGACAATGCGGTGGTGTCGCAGGTCGGCAGCAAGGTCTTGAATGACGTGGTTGAGGAAACCAACCAGAGTGCGCAATTCACCGAGTCGCGCTTCTGGGATGGCAGCAACTGGGACAAGATCACCGCCTTTGTCAATGGCAACCTGCTGGTCGATGGCACGGTCGGCGCGCAAAAGGTTGCCGCCAATGCGATCACCGGCGACAAGCTGGCGGTGGGCGCGATCACTGCCGACAGCGCGGCGGTCGATAGCCTGAATGCGTCGAAGCTGACGGCGGGATTCATCAATGCGCAGCGCATTGCCGCCGACACCATCACGACCAACATGATCCTGAGCAAATCCTGCACCGCGTTCGATACCTTCGTGCGCGGCGCGGGCAATGGCACGCAATCCTTTTCCTTCACGATGGACCACAGCGGGGTCGCCACTGCCATTGGCATCGTCAACTATTCGTTTTCCGGCTCCAGTGGCAATTTCTCCTTTTCGCTCGATATCGATGGCCAGCAAACGACTGCCGTCGATACCAGCAGCGGCGTCGTGTACTCGCTGTCCGGCATGAGCGGACTGCCGCTGTCAGCAGGCACGCACACGGTCAACCTGAAGGGCACGACTTCTCTGCCGCTGCAGAGCAATCACGGCTTCTACGTCACCATTCTGCGGAGCTACCGATGATCTATTTTTTCAATAGCCGGGGCGAATGCATCCAGAAGTGGGATGCGCACGGCGGCGACGCGATCACGCTGCAGCCGCTGATTCGTCGCCATTACCTCGACATGAAAGACCTCGGCTGCTCCTATCACGCCTGGTCTCCGCTCGACGCGCCGATGGAGGATTGGTGCTGGTATCAGGGGCGCATGCAGCCACGGCTCAACCCGCACGCCACGCTTGAGGTCAACGAGTCCACGCGCACGCTGACGCTGACCAAGCTGCCCATCGGCGGCGACTTGCTGATCAATGGCACGCGCTATCCGATCACCGATGACAGCGTGCAGATCACGCTGACCTATGGCGGCACCGTGTCGCTGCGCGTGCAGGCGGTGCCCTACCGCGATGCCCATTTCGATTTCCAGGTGCCGTGATGCAAACCATTGTCTATACCGAATCGTACCGCACGCGCCGCGCCGCCGACTACCCGGATATCGGCGACCAGCTCGATGAACTGTGGCGGCTATTGGCCGCGCATCCGGCGATCGCCAATGCCGTTGCCAACAGCCCGGTGTTCCAGTCGATCCAGTCGGTGAAAGCGAAATACCCGGTGCCGTCGGCGGGCACCCCGATTGCCAATGGCCCGTCGCCGAAAGCGCCGCCGCCGCCGCTTGTCCGCAAGATCAGAAAGTAAATCATGGCCAATAACCTGCGCATCGTCACCGACAACGCCGCCGACCGCGCGACGATTGCTGCGTCCACCACGGCGGGATCGCTGACCACCGCGAACCTGAAGACCGATATCAAGAGCGAAGTCTGGCGCGCTACCGGCACGTCGGCCACGCTGACGCTGACCTGGACCAATGCCGAGACGGTCGGTTGCGTTGTCTGCGCGTTCGCCAACTTCACCAGCCTGGCCACCATGCGCGCCAGGGGCTACGCGAACGTGGCCGATGTGGTGGGCACCGCCACCACCTTGTTCGATACCGCCGCCATTCAATGCTGCCCGCCCACGCCGCTCGGCCTATGGGACTGGGGCAATGTGCCGCTCGGCGTGAATGCGTATGCGTTCGGCGGCTTCGTCTATGGCGTGGTGTGGCCGACTGCCGCGAATATCCGAAAACTCGTGATCGACATCGCCGATTCCACCAACAGCAATGGCTATGTCGAAGTCGGGCGCATCGTATGCGGCCCGTACTGGTCGCCCGCCATCAACGCCGAATACGGCGCGCAAGCGGTGCCGATCGACAGCTCCACGCACCAGCGAACCGATGCCGGCGACCTGTTCACCAATCGCGGCTTCCGCAGCAAGGCGCTGTCCTTTGACATGGGGTCGATGACGGCGGCGGATCGCATCCGGGTATGGGACATCTTTGTCACCAACGGCAAGACCCGTCCGCTGTTCCTCTCGCTGTCGCCGCAAAACAATGACGACCCGACCTTGGAGCAGCAAAACCAGGTGTACGGCAAGTTGAACGACACGTCCGCCGTGGCGTTTAAAACGCTCGGCGTGTTCGCCACCAAGATCGATATCGAGGAAGTGTGATGAGCAACCGTTTTTATGTGAAGCAGCCAGATTACATCCAGCAGTTGAACCTGCTGGACGACCAGGTGCAGGCGGGCGCGACCGGCTCGGTATCGGCTGGCTGCACGTCGTTCAACGGCAGGACGGGGCCGATCACGCTGGTATCGGGTGATGTCACTGGCGCGCTCGGTTATACGCCGTATAACGGCACCACCAACCCGAATGGCTATGTGACCAGCGGGGCGATCGGTTCCTATGCGCCACTGGAGTCACCGGCGTTCACTGGCACGCCGACCGCGCCGACTGTCACCTATGGCGGCTGGAATACGCAAGTCATGAATGCGGCCTCGGTCAAGGAAGCGATCGTCAAGGGCGCGGGCGTGTCCACGGTCGCGTTTTCGGCGACGCCGAACTTCGCCGCCGCCAGCGATCATGCCTTTTTCATGACGCTGACCGGCAATGTGACGGGAGCCACGCTTGCCACTGGCACAAACGGGCAAACGCTGCGGCTGTTTCTGCAACAGGATGCCACGGGCAACCGCACCTTTTCCTTTGCCGCCAACCAGGTCTTGATCGGCACCGCCGGACCATCGCTCTCGCTGGTCGGCACGGCCAACAGTATCACGATCGTCGGGTTGATCTACCTGACAGCCGTTTCGCGCTGGCTCGTGGTCTCGGTGTCGGGAGGGTTCTGACATGGCCTTTGTCAGCCAGGGGCAGTGGGCGAACAGCCAGAACAAGACCGCCGGCACCACGCTCGTGTTCAATGCGAACGCGACTGCGCCGGTCGGCTCGTTCATCGTGCTGGTCATCGCCAAGGACAATGCGGCCACGGCAAACGGGCAAACCAGCGAAGTCACCGGCATCTCGAGCAATACCGGCAACACCTGGACCAAGGCGCAGGAGTACACGCAGGCGCAAGGCAGCGCTGGCGCGGGCGCAACCTGCGCGGTCTGGTTTTGCAACGTCACCACGCAGATCGCCAACGGCGCATCGTTCACCATCAACTTCGCGCAATCGATCACCGCGAAAACCTGCTCGGCCTGGCTGTACACGATGGACAGCAACATGGTCGGCGCGGTCGCTTCCACGGCAGTGCTCGGCAATGCGGGCGCTGATCCGGGATCGATGGCGATTTCCGGCCTGGCCTCGGCCAATTACCTGTTCGTGCGCGGCATCGCGCTCGAATACAGTTCGTTCGACATGATCGAAACCAGCGGCTTTACGCCGTTCGGCACCGATTGCACGTCGGGCGGGACCACCGATACCAACATGTCGGTCGCCGGCGAATGGAAAATCGCCACGGCGACCGGCGCGACTTCCGACCCGACCCTGTCGGCGGTCGATAATGCGTCGGTGTTCGTCGCGTTCAAGATGAACAGCACCGGCGGTTCCACGCCGCCGCCATCTTCCTCGACCAAAATCCTGTCGATCGCTCCACCGACGCCAGGGTCCGGCCAATACATCCAGGCCTTGGTGAAATCGGCGCGCAGCTTTTCCGGCGATATCCATTACCAGGGCCGGATCGTCACCGCGCGCCAGACCCGCACCAGCGGCGGCGATTTCTATGAAGTGGCGTCGCCGATCTGGCACTTGAACGCGTTCCAGTCCTATAACACCATCAATATCTTCACCAATGGCTGGGAACTGAACCGCTTTTCCTCCGGCAATGCCACGCAACTGGCGAAAGGCGATGGCAGCTATCCGATCGGCCAATGGGTCGATTTCGACATCACGCAGACCGGCAACAATATCGTCGTCAAGCTGAACGGCTTCACCGTCGCCGATATCAACGACCCGAATGCGTACACTGCCGGCGCGGTCGGCATGATCGTGCAGGATGCCGAAGGCCAGCTCGACAATATCGCCTATCCGTTCGCCGATGATTTCGAGAGCTACGCCGAGCAATCGCTGGCTGACAAGGCCACGATCGGCAACTGGACCATCGATTACCTCAACGGCGGCAGCGCTGCCATCAAGACCGTCAGCACGTCCGGCACGTCTTCCACGCCGAACGCTTCCGTGATGGATATCTACGGCAGCGATTTCGTGTGGGGCACCACCAGCGGCTCCGCCGGCGGGCGCACTGCGCCGACCACCGCCAACCACCTGTATGTCGCGACCAATGGCTCCGACAGCAACGCCGGCACGCAAGCCGCGCCATTCCTCACCATCGGCAAGGCGGCGTCGGTCGCGCAGCCGAACACCACGATCCATATCGCCGATGGCACCTATGCCATCACCAATCTGTCCACCACTTGCTCCGGCACGTCTTCCGGCTACATCTATTTTTGGGCCACCAACAAGTGGGGGCCGAAACTGGTGCCGACTGGCACCGGCGTGTCCGGCATCGCCTGGAATGTCGGCGGCAACTACAACTGGGTCGATGGCATCGAGATCGATGGCCAGAGCAAGGCGAACTGGGATATCGGCTTCTGGATCGATGGCAGCAACGTGGTGATCAAGTATGCGCATACGCACCATATCGGCATGGCCAATGGCTGTACCGCCAATGGCGGCGGCGGCATTTGCGCGTCCGGTTTTTCCGGGCAAGGCTTTCAAGACGTGCTCAATTGCGTGTCGCACCATATCGGCCCCGGCGCAATCGGCTCGTGCGCGGCGTTTCATGGCTATTACATGCAGGGCCACGACTGGACGCTGAAGAACTGCATCGCGCACAACTGCACCGGCAACGGCATCAACAGCCACCATGACTCGATTCGCGGCAAGATCATCAACAATACGATCTTCCGCACCGGGCGCGGCATCATCTGCTCGGCGGACCAGTTCTACAACATCACGCAGGGCGGCTCCTACACGATTGAAAACAATATCGTGTATGACAACAACCCGGATGGCTCCAACTATACCGGCGGCATCGGCATCGCCGGCACCACCGACAGCAACAGCGTCATCAACAACAACTATGTCGGCGGCAACCAGGGGCAGGCGATCCTGATTACCTCGGCGCAGGGCACCGCGTCCAACAATATCACCACCGGCCTGCCGGGGTTCGTCAGCTATGCCATCGATGGCACCGGCAATTATCACTTGGCGGCCGGCTCGCAATGCATCGACTTTGGCTTGCCCGACTATGTCAATAGCGACGACCTCGATGGAGCCACCCGCATCGTCGGCGCGAAACCCGACCTCGGCGTGTATGAATACGGCGCGGCAGCGCCATCCGGCCAGCCGGCCAATCCGACCTGGCCCGCCACGTTCGACGCCGACCTGACCGCCTACACCGTGCGCAACGAGGGCGTGCAAAACAATGACACCACCAAGGCGCTGAATGGCTCGGATGGCGTGCATCCCGCCTGGAGCCAGCAAATGTCGAAGACGACCGCCGGCATCATCGGCCTGATGTTCGGCTATGAAGAAGCCAAGGCGGGCACCTCGGCCACCACGTTCAAGAACAACCTGCAGCAAATGATCAACGGGGCCAAGTCTTACGGCAAGACCGTGATCCTGTTCACCGAGCACAAGGTCAATATCAATACGTCGGCCTACAACCAGGCGATCGTGGACCTTGGATCGAGCAACAGCCTGCAAGTGATCGATATCTTTACCTGGTCGAACAGCCATTTCACCGGCGCGCTCACCGATTGGCTGCCGGATGGCGTCTATCCGAAGCAGACCACCTATAACGATATCGGCCATTACGCTTCCAGCCAGATATCGTCCACGGCACCGTCCGGCGGCGGCACCGGCACGGTGAGTCCGGTCGGGCAAAACGCAACCGACTGGGTGCTGACGTTCCAGGATGAGTTCGACGGCACCGCGATGGACTTCACGCGCTGGAATGATGGCATCTGGTTCCGCCGCGCTCCCGGCACCAAGGTCAATTACGCGGTGCAGAACGGTTCGCTGTTCATCTATCCGCTGCAGGACCAGGCGTCCGCCGACAAGATCGGCATGGACCCGGCCTCGAATGGCTATTACGAGCGCGACTTCGCCACCGATGGCAAGTTTTCGCAGACGTATGGCTACTTCGAGGCGGAAATCAAGATGCCGACCGGGCGCGGCCTGTTTCCCGCCTTCTGGCTGTTCAACCATGACACCGATCCGCTCGACACCGAGATCGATATCATGGAAGCCTATCCGGGCGGCTATGACAACAACCAGGCGGCATTCAACTGGGCCAGTTCGCAACTGCACGCGATCGATTACATCTTCACGGTGTGGAACGATACCGGCGACGACCGCGCCGGCTACATGAGGATGGCGGGCGGCACCAACAGCCGCTTCCCGACCAAGGACTTATCGACTACCTACAACGTATTTGGCGTGAAGTGGGATTCGTCCGGCATCACGCCGTACTTCAACGGCCAGGCGCTCGGCGTATATAACGAGTCGGCCAACGTGTATGCCGATACGCTGGTGTCGCCGTCGCTGAACACCAATAACTTCGCGTCGCGCCCGATGTACTTCGTGCTGAGCCTGTGGCTCGGGCGCGCGGTTGGCAATGAATCGCCGTGGCCGAACACGTCGGAAACGCCGCAAGGCATCGGCAATCCGATGGAAGTGCGCTATGTGCGCGCCTGGCGCTTCCAGGCCGGTTCCGGCGGCGGCTCGCAAAGCGGGCCGGCAATGGCGAACCAGTACCATACCGGCCTGCACTCGCACCGCTCTTGGGGCGGCGGTTCGCCCAACCCGTCCTTCAAGTTCGGCTTGTTCCGCGACTGGGATTGCGACGGCACCGCCGACATGTATATCTGGAAATCCGATAACACGATCGACTTTTCGCGCGTCGATACGGTGTACCAGGCAGTCGTCAACCAGGGTGGCAAGGTGATCAAGAACTTCGGCTCGGTGCCGACCTGGGCGGCGCGCGTGAAAACGGTCTCCGATGTCAACGACTTTTCGCTGCAGGGCAGCTCGCGCTATGGCGTGGTCGGGTCGATGTCGGGGCCGGCGGACCTGGATGCGTATGAGGATTACTGCTTCCGCTTCATCACGCACACGAAAAACTGGCTGTTCGCGGTCGAAGGCTGGAACGAGCCATTCGATACCGATGACCAGTCGCCGTATGAATACTTCACCGGCACCAAGACGCAACTGGCCGATATCCAGCAGCGGCTGTACCGCGCCGCCAAGCGCGTCGATCCGAACCTGCCGGTGTTCTCACCGCCGAATGCCTGGGAAACCGGCATTCGCGACGTGATCCTGACCGCGCACTGCTCGGATGGCACGCCAATGTACAACTACTATGACGTGCTCGGCTGCCATCCGTATGACTACAGCGCGGCAGGCGAGGGCGGCATGCAATTGCTGTCGGACCTGGTGAACAACATGCGGAGCTGGATGAACGACGCCGGCACCAACAAGCCGATCGCCGACACCGAGCATGGCTTTTTCCACGATTTGCATCCTGGCGGTTCCTATTTCTGCGACAGCAGCCAGGATGTGAAGGCGCAAATCCTGTATGACCTGAACCAGAAAGCCAAGCAGCTTGGTCTGGTCACGATCTGCTTTTACAGCTTTGATGACGGGCTGGTCGAAGGCAACGCCGATTTCTCGCCTGGCACGCCGTGCGCGACCAAGATGCAGCAGGCGTATGACGACTTCGACACCAAGAGTTACCCATGGCCAGTGGTGTCGTCTTCCGCGCCGCCCCCGACCGGCGGCAGCGGGGGCGGCGGCAGCACGACCGGCCCCGGCGACATGCCGTATGGCCGTCCCGCGTCCGAATTCGGCAAGATGACGTTCCGCGATGAATTCGACCTGTCCACGCTGAATGCGAATGCTTGGACCACGCACATCTGGTATCAGGGCGAGCAGGGCGTGCCGTATGACATCGCCAATTCGTGCCTGCGCATCTATCCCGATTCCTCGTTCGTGGACCGGCACATCACGACCGATTCCAAGTTCGAGCAAAAGTACGGGTACTGGGAATGGAAGGCAAAGCTGCCGATCGGCAAAGGCGTGTGGCCGGCGCTCTGGCTGTATTACCACAACGACAGCGCAGCGGCTCCGGTGCGCCGCGAAGTCGATGTGATGGAAGCCTATCCGGGCGGCGGGCCGAATTCCGGCTGGTCCGATTCCAGCCTGCACCCGACCAACTTCGCGGCCACGCTGCACGAGGCGAATGCCGATTACAGCTCGGATGTGGTGCCGTTCACCGAAAAGCTGTCCGATTCCGGGCTGGCCACCACCGACCTGTCGGCGCAGTTCCACTATTACGGCGTGAAGATCACGCAAAGCCGCGTCGAATTTTATTTCGATGGCCAACTGCTGGGCGGCTGGGACAACGATGGCGTGTTCACGGTATTCCAGTACATCATCATGAGCCTGCAGTTCGGCTCCGCGTCCGGCACGCCGGATGGCACCACGCCGCTGGGCACCAGCAATGCGTTCCAGATCGATTATGTGCGGGTATGGGCGCTGGCCGATGGCAGCACGCAAGTCAATACGCAATTGCCTGCGCCAGACAATGGCTCTGGCTCGACCACCACGCGCACCGCGACCCTGTCGAAGACGCTGCGGGCGATGACGCTGTCCTCGGCTGGCACGTCCGGCTCGGCGGGCGGTGCGGCGCGCATCGGCAACCTGTCGATCACGCTCGGCCCGCTGACGCTCGACGCCGGCAGCCAGGTGCCGCAAGCAAGGAATGCGGTCTTGAACAAGACGCTGCGCGATATGACGCTCGCGTCCACGGCAACCAATGCTGCTGGCGGCGGCGGCGGTGGCGGCGGTGGTGCCGGCAGCGATGACGATGCCTTCCTCATTTTCTGATTACGAAAGGAATCCCATGGACCTGGAACAACGACTCGACCGGCTGGAGCAGGCCATGGCGGAACACATTGAATTGTGTGCGCAGCAAAAGAAGGACATCGCGGAATTGACGCAACTGCTGCACGACGTGAAAGGTACGATCCGCGTCGGCAGCGCCGTCAAGTCGCTGATCGGCTGGGCCTGCTCGATCGGCGTGGCGATCGCCGGACTGTACTGGGCGGTGAAGGGAAAAGGATGAAAACCTTAAGCACCGACGACTACCTGCGCGCCGCCGCCAGGCTGAAGGTCGATGTCGCGACGCTGCTGGCGGTGTGCCGGGTGGAGTCGCGCGGCAAGGGATTCAACCCGGATGGCTCGCCGGTGATCCTGTTTGAAGGGCATGTTTTCTTCCGCTATACCAAAGGATCGTTCACCGAAACGCATCCCGACCTGTGCTACCGGCAGTGGACCCGCAAGTATTACGGCAAGACTTGGCAGGAAGAACAGGACCGTTTTACCCGCGCGCTGCGGCTTGACCCGGTCGCGGCCTTGATGAGCACGAGCTGGGGCTTGTTCCAGCTCATGGGCTTCAACTATGCGCTGTGCGGCTATCGGCAGGTGTGGGACTTTGCCGATGCGATGCGCGACAGCGAAGGAAAGCAATTGGACGCCTTTGTCGGGTATGTGATCCATACCGGGCTGGACGGGCCGCTGCGCCAAAAGCGCTGGGCCGACTTTGCCGTTAAATACAACGGCGCGAATTTCAGGGCCAACCAGTACGACACCAAGTTGGCGCTGGAGTATGAGAAAGCGAGCACGGCATGATGCTGCTTTCCTTTTGGTATGCGTTCTTCATGTCATTTTTTAGTTAAGGGGAAAACCATGTTTGACAAATTCACCGGCATCTTTGAAGTGCTGCAAAAGGGCAAGGCACTGGCTAATGCCAGGGCCTGGACGACCGGCCAAATCACCGCAACAGCATTGGCTGGATTTCTTCTCTTGGTTATCCAGTACGGGCAAGCGTGGGGCATCCATGTTCCGGCGTGGGTCGATACTGATTTCGTTAATAAGTTCTGCGATGGCTTTATTGTGTTTGTCAACCTGTACTTCAGTGTCGCCACATCGCACGACCATGGAGTTGGCGGCGTGTCGCCTGACGGCGCATCCGGTGACAGCTCCGGCCAGTTCTAGGGCCGTGTGCAGCAAGGAAGACGTGCGCGCCTGCGTCGAATGGATCGATGGCGCGGCGGTGTCGGTCTCCTGCCCGTTTTGAGACATGAAGCCGCAAAGAACCAAACCCCTGCGCCGGAAGTTGGCGAAGCCGGCGCAGGAAATCAAGCACAACCGGGAACGGCTGAACCTGGAGCGCTCGCTGGACAAGCGGCGCATGCGGGCCAGGTCGCGCCTGGACGATGAGGAATTGGATGATGAGACTTTCGACGCCGACCTGGATTAAGTTGTTCCTGCTGTGGCTGGTGGCGTGCGCGGTCGCGTTGCTGTTGAGCTGGTTGCCGGAAGCGCTCGGCGCAACGCGCAGCTATGCGGCCAAGTCAGCCTTCGCCAAACGGCAAGCCTGCCCAGCCACGGCGAAGAACACGGTGTCTTGTAAAGGCTTCGTGATCGACCATGTCAAGGCGCTGGACTGCGGCGGCGCTGATAGCCCGGACAACATGCAATGGCTCACGATCGAGGCGGGAAAGGCAAAGGACAAGACAGAACGTAATGGTCCGGAGTGCCAGCATCGGACGACAGGGAAACAGTCTGAGTAGCTTTTCCTACTGGTTCGCCGTTGATATAGAGTGTACAACCACCAAAAGTCCATAAGATGCCGTAGAAAGTCCAGTCGCCCGTCACTACGCCATCGTCCACCAGGATGCCTTGCGGTGGCACGATCAGTGTCTTGACAGGCATCAGCATGCCTGACTTGATATAAACGGGCGCGGCGGCAGCGGCCAGCATCGCACCAAGGAAGCCTCGACGATTCATGATTACACCTGTTCCTCGACCCATAATTGGCGCACGACTTCGGCGGCAGCGTGTTCGCCGCGCTCGCGCAAAGCGTACTCGGCGCGCAGCAAGGCGTCTTGCGTGGCGTGCCGGTACACATACCTGAGCATCGCGCCGGGGGTCTTACAAGACACTATCTGATCTTCATGCCGGTCGATGAAGTCCAATTCGCGTTTTTGGTATGGCGTCATAGTTCGCTATTCTCCTTTTGGTAAGCCTCGGCAATGTCTCGCATCGCCTGCTGGAATATCTTCGATTCCGGACCCCAAAAGTGCATGGCGTTATAGGCGCGTGCCGCCATTTCCTTCCAGTCCGCCGACCGGCTCGCCATCGGCCCGTCGCGCCGCTGCCAGCGGGCGATCAAGCTGTCGGTGCTGCCGTTCATGTCAAACGTGACCTGGCAGTCGGCGCAGCGGATCGTGGTGCGCTGATGCCAGTTGTCGTGCTCGGTTTTGACATTGCCGCCGCAGAACGGGCAGGGCAGTAAGTCAATCACCATGGTCAGTCTCCTTGTGATCGGATACGGTATCTGATGCTGGCGGCGGACCTGCATATAAATACGCTTCATCAATCACGCGGCCAACGTTGGTTACTTCCATGTCAACCGGACCCCATGCCGTCGCGCTTATCACTCCCTTCCGTCCGCGCTTAGGTTGGTACGTGACCATTTTCCCGACTGGATGATTCGATCCGAGCAAATTGCGCAATGCCGCAATAACCAGTTTTGTCGCCTTGAGCATTTCTGGCGGATCGCCGAAATATTGCATGTGCGTGGTAAAGCCTTGTGCCTGTAATGCGGCGACGATTTGTTCGTCTGTAATCATTTATTCACCTTTCACATTTGAGGAGCTATCTATCGCAAGATCGCGGATGCGGGTAATGATTACATGCGCCTCATCCACCAGCGAGACATTTGGATCTGCAAGAACCTCGTCGCAGATCTGTATCACTTCCTCTAGTGTCTCCAGGCGCGCATGCTGCCGGACCTCTTTTTCATTCATCGCACAATCCCCTAAAAAGTATTTGCATTGCACGGATTCCGTGTTATGATGTCTTCATCGGTTGAACGAAACCGACAACCAACAAGGGGAAGACAATGAATAGCAACACGGTCGCCAAAGAGATTTATGCCGATGACAACAAGGTCATCATGATCCTCATGGATCAACGGGCGGTTGACCTCGCTGATGCCTTCGTCAGGAACTTGCGCAATACACTGACCGCAGAACAGTGGGATCAGATGAAAGAGCTCAATGCTCAATATGGCGAAGGCAGGGTATGCGCCAGCTATGAGTTCTGCGATGCCAACTTGGCGATGGCTCTTGCATTCAAGGCGCTGCGCATCCCTCTCTGGCGAGACGCTGACGAAAACGGCGATCCGACCGAAAAAACCCTGCGCAATCCAGAAACTGCCATGCTGCACGAAGCGAACGCGCTCTGGAATTCCGCCTGGGAATACGCCCGCAAAACCAAAATGACCGCCTGACATGACGCATCCGACTCCAGAACAGATCCGCAAGGCCCGCGATGCTGTGGGCCTGTCGCAGACTACTGCCGCCGAGCTAATCCACTCCACCATGCGAACCTGGCAGGATTGGGAGGCCGGCAAAGCCAAGATGCATCCGGGTTTGTGGGAATTATTCGCCATTAAGTCGAAGTCCCTTCGCCGTTAGCATGGGATGTGGCATCAAGCGCAGCCACCAACTGTTTAAACGCCTGCTCGGTGTGATAGCGGCCCTTGACCTTCACCAGATTGTGAACCGCCTTCATCACGGCATTAATGCGATCCGTGCGATATGTGCTGTAATCCGCGTCCATGCCAGTGTCGTACTCATAGTCCGGGTCCGAGACGATGGAATCGATAATCTGCAATTCCAGGCTCAGCCGGGCCTTCTGGCTGATTAACGCTTGCAGCTCTGGATGCCGCCAATCAATGTCCTGCTTCTTATCCATTGCTCTCTCCATCTGATGGGACATCTGTTGTTTGCTCAAGCGAAAACAGGTAGCGCAACCAGCTCTGTGCGCCGCCTTTGGTCAGATGATCCCGATCATGTGAATCAGCAACCCATTCGGGCCAGTAACCATCGAAGCCTGACATTTCCAGATGCCGACACATATCCTTGAGTGTGATGCTGCTGGTTGCGCCATACAGTTGCAGGAAAGTTCGGACTGCGCGGTTCTCGCCATCATCGTCCAGCAGTTTTCTAGTCATTTGATTTTTCTCCTGTTGCTTCCGATAGTGCCTCAAACGTCAATTAGCGCCGACACTTCGACGACGGCATCTGGATACTTCTCGCGCAATGATTCGGCATATTCGCAAGCCTCATCAAAATCGTTGAATTCCTTGGTGTGACAGGCCGAGCAAAAAACGGAGTAGCAGACCACAAGCAAGGTTGACCATTGTGATTTCATTCCTGTTCTCCCTTTGATGATCCATCTGTCGCAAGGCGTTTAATGCGGTCTTCGCATCTAGAGCATCCGCAATGTTTTCTAGCTTCTTCTAGGGCGGCAGCGCGGGAGGCTTGCCATGCTCTCCAAGCATCGGCGGTTCCGGTGTCTGCATATTCGCCATCAACCATATCCAGCGGCGATCCCCACCAGCCCTCGAATTGCTCCCGTATAGTCATTTCGGCTCCGATGAATTAGAGGGGTGATCAAGCGGGTCATTGATACCTGGACCACAGCAGGGAACAAAGTGCATCATTCCAGCCGTGCGATGACATGGACAGGCGCAGTCGTTATATGCCGGATTGCATCCTTCCCGGTTTGGCGCAATCAAGTTGCCGGTATCAGATGAACGATCCAGCGCAGCAGTGACGGCAACCCGGGCATATTCGCGCATTTGGTCGGCAGTAAAAACGTCATTCCTTCGGCTTGCGTGGAATGGTAATTGGGCAAACGGGCCGGTTCTGTTCTCATTCCAGTAGCCATCATCGAAAATGGTTCCGACCGGCGCGGGCAACTCGGCAGATGCAGGAGATGGGCGATCCGATGCAAGACCGCGCAAGTGCTGAATGCAGGAGCGGATTTCATCCAATCCACCCGGCCACGCATCGAAAAATTCTTTGAGAATCCGTGCAGCGCCATCGGCCGTCATCGAATACTTGCCGCCATGCTCACTTTCCCATTCGACATCGGCGTGTGCTGCTGTAAGCCGCTCGATCTCTCCAATCAACTTGAGGACACCGGAAGCCTTGAGCACGAAATCATCGGGCTGGACCTCGCACATCTCCTTCATTTTTGCCAAATCAATCATTGTTTTCCTCTCCTGCGTTAGCTGGTCTATCCGTTCGGCGCTCCGCTCGCCAATGCTTGAATTTGGCCACTGGCAGCAACAGCACATAGCTCACCAGATAAAACACCAATCCGATAACGTCTTTGATGGTCCTCATGTATCCTCCGATGGTCGATTACATGCGCGGCCTCAGCAGCATCGCCTTGACATGGCTGTATCCCGCGCGGCGGCACGCTTCGTAATCTTCGGGCTGCAGGTAAAACACCCGCTGCGTCAGCGGCGTGCCGATCCGGTTGTAATAGTCATCCTGCTGCATCACCTGCTTGCCGTAAGTTGCCCACATCCGATGCGCCACTTGGATATCGCGTGTCATACGGTCTCCTTTCTGCCTTCGCGCAGCGCGATCAGCTCGCGCCGGAAATCCCGGTTGCGCAGCGCACAATTCACCATCATCAGCCGCAAGTCATCGATCCGGCTCTGCCGGTCGCGCAGCAATTCCTCCAGCATCGCGATCCGCGCCGCCCGCGCTTTCAACTCGTCCTGCTGGCGCAGGAATTCCGCCTGGTACTGCTGCGCCTGCCGCTCCAGTTCCTCTATCCGGCGCTCCAGCGTGGAACGGTGGATCGTCATGCCAGCAACTCCAGACAACGCGCTCGCAGCGCCTCCGTTTCCGCTATGGTCGGCATATAGGTGTGCGGCTGCAGGAAATAATCGTCCAGATCGACCGGCAGATATAAATTCGAGGTATCGTGCGTGTCCGCGCACTGGAACAGTCCCAGCAGGATCGGCGCATCGCCCATGCAACGCAGCGTGTGGATTTCCTGGTCCGTCACTTCATACGCCTGTTCGCTCGGCGTGAGCCGTTCCTGCTTGCCAGCCAGCGCCACCCGTCCCGCCGGCTCGCGGTGCCGCGTTTCGGCGCGATACAAGTATTGCTGCCAGTCGCCATGCGCCGACTCATCTGCCCGGAACCGCCAATGCTCCAGGCTGCCGTGCAACACGAAGGTGGAAAAGCCATAGCGGTGCGAATGCGGATGGACCAGAAAGCCGCTGTTCGGGTTGATCGGCTTGTCGATCAGGTACATCTTGACGGTCAGCTCGAAGCTGCGATGCAGGCACAGGTAATGCATGCCATCGACATGGTAGTTCATCGAGGAATGGGGGCGCATCTGCTTCGGATCGAGTTGATGGAGCAATGCCTTGAAGACAGTGCGCATGGCGTTCTCCTAATGGTAGAGGCGGTGGGCCTCGATGCAATGGCGCAGCACCATGTAGCGGAAGGGCAGCGGCAGTTCGTCCCATGCCGATGGCTCTTGCGCGAGCATGCGCATGACCATCAAGGCCACACGGGAGCGTTCTTCACACAGCGCTTGCTGGCGCGGCGTGCGCTGCGGCAACAAGGCGAGCGCGCTCATGATGGCACCCGCAAGTCTGCGCCTTGCAGCGGCAAGCCGTGTTTCGTCAGCGCATGGGTGGCCAGCTTGAAGCCATCGCGCAGCGCGGATTCGTTGTCCTTGCCCAGCAAGTGGTAATAGACGGCAGTGCGCAGCGTTTGCAGCGCACGCACCAAATCCTCGTGGCAATCCATGCAGGTGCAGGCATGGCGAATCATGTCTTCATCCAAGTCAATATTCATTGATCGTCTCCCGATCCGGTAATGATACTGCATTCGTGGACGTTAAACTACCAAAATGGTTGCATAAAAGGGGAGCAAAAAAGGGTCAAAATGGCACATGCAGCACCGCCGGACTCTGCTTGCGCTGCCGCTTCTCTTGCGCCAGTTCCGCTTGCAAATGGCGCTGCCCTTCCGCCGTCCACAACAGGTCACGCAGCAGTTTTTGCGCGTGATACAGCGACGTGCGCCATTCCGCCTTGGCGGATTCTGGCGTGGCCGGGTTGTGCAACTGCTGGCGGCAATGATCAATGTGTCGCCGCGCCAAGGCGATTTTCAGCGCCATGCTCATGTCACTCTCCTTGCTAGGTGACGCCGGCGCACTTGCCGAGCATCGAAATGATCCAAAGGATCGCTATCCCTGCCAATATGCCTCTTGCCAATGGTCCGATCATGCTGGTTCTCCTTTCTTGACGCGCTTGGCTTCGTCGGTGACCCGCTGATATACGCCATACATGGCGTCGGTCGCTTGCTGGAGCACCCGCTGGCGCAGCGCCAGATACTGCTGGTAGCGCAGCCCTTCGCGCTGTGCGCACTCGCGGATTTCCGTGTCCAATTCCATCAGACGGTGCCGCATGCTGGTCAGCGTGAGTTTCGGTTCGCCGCTCATGTCATGCTCCTAGTCGATCCTGCTGCCGCATTCTTGCGCCACGGCTTGCAGGTTATGCTTCAATGCCAGGAACTGCTGCTTGGCCTGGTGCAGTTCGGCGTACGCGATGCGGATCGCTGCGTCGCACGCCTCATGCTCAGTCGCAAAGGCCTCGCTCCAGGAGTAGTAATAGGAGCGTGTCGATTTCTCCGGCACGCCGTAAAAGCCCCAACTGTGGCCCAGGCTGGTTTTCTCAATCTTGGTCAGATGCACCTTCAGCGGCAATTCGCCGTGCCGGGTCCGCTTGCGTCCCACGATCCACAAGACTGTCGGCATCGTGCCTTCGTAGTGGTATGCCATGATGGTCTCCTAGTTACGCTTCCGTGACACTGAAATCATCGTCGGCATTGATGCCGAACCGCTCGAACGGCTCATCATCGGCCACGCCGTAATTCGACAGCGCCGCCTCGCGCGCATAGGGTTCGGTCGTTTCTGTGACGACGCCAAGCCACAACGGACGATTCTCGCGCGTCACATACACATCCCACACTTTCAGATTCGCCAGCGATTTCATGATGTTCTCCTATGGCGGGCTTGCGCCCGCCGGGTGGTGTCAGGCTGTTTCCAGTTCCGGCAACCGCTCGCCGCGCTTCAATGCCGCCATGCCTTCGGCCAGCCGGGACAGCGCCTTGTTCAGCCGCACGTTTTCATTGACGCCGCCGACTTCGCGGGTGGTCGTTCGCTTGCCAGTGCTGGTGCGCCCCGGCAGTCCGCCGCGCACGATGTTTTCCTGCACGCGGTTAAAGGTCGTCCACAAGTCGTTGTTCTGATCCTGCGGACGGCGGACGGTCAGCAAGCGGTCGGCATCTACTGGAGCCTTGCCGCCTTCCCACCGCAGTTCCTGCGCGGCGTTGGCTAGCAAGAGTTGTTCGGGCCGATCGAGCCGGATCGCCTTGTAATCGTCAATCGTTTCTTCGACTTGCTTGAGGTTATCGATCACGCGGAACGAGCCTTCGATCACGTCATCGACCACGTTGCCGGTGTGCCGGACTTTGACGTGCTCGCCGATTTCGCCCATGATCAAGCCGTTCTTGCAGATGTAGCGGAACACGCCTTCCATGATCTGGTATGAGCTGGTGCCGTCGTGGCTGTTGACCAGCACGATTTCTCCGGTTTCCTGACTGGAATGCAGCTTCGCATCCGGGTGCCGCAGGCGCAGCAAGTGCTTGGTGAAATCGCGCTTGCCTTCATCGCGGCACTTGGTTTGCCGGACCTCGAACACCTGGAAGCCTTCGCGGCGCAGGCCGGCGAGCACGTCCGAAGTCGGGATAAAGGCATAGCGTTGGCCGCGTGAGTCATGCGCGTGATCGGCAAAGATCGATGGCGCGTAACGGGCGATCGTGTCATCGTCCAGCGGGGTGGCCGATTGAAAAACGGTTTGATTCTTTTGTGCTCCATAGCGTACAAAGTTCAACATGATGGTTCTCCAAGGTTGTGGTCTAGTTCGGTCTGTCTGCTACCGTATTGGTAGTATATGATACCGTATTAGGATGTCAAGGTAAAAAATGGTCGCAAATGTGAAAAAGTTAAGGCGTCTGCCGGGGCGTCCAATACACCAGCACGGGCGCTGCCGGGTCAGAGCACAAGCCACGATCATGCATCTTGCCATCGATCACGGTCACGATATGGTTGGGCAGCATTACCATATAGCGGCCTGTGCGATGCGTCGCCAGAAACTCGATCAGCATCATCGGCACAGGCGGGAAATGGTGCTCGCCAAAGTGATGGGCGACGGCGCTCATGCTGAGCGGATCGATCCCTTCCCTGTCTTGTCGGCCTGCATTGCGCAGGATGTGATGCGCGGTGCCATACGGCAGATCGGCGAAGACCGCCAAGGCGCGCACGCTGCAATCATTGTCTTCATGGGTATAGCCATCGAGATTGCGACCGCCATCCGTACTAGTGAGCAACATCGATTCCAACGCTTGCCGGTTCATGGTTCCTGTCCTTTCCTGACTAAACGACCATGAAGACAGTATAGCTACCAAATTGGTAGTATCAAGAGCCGAAGTGCGATTTCTCCAGACTTTTACAATGTATGCAACTTTCCAACAGTGTTGGCAATTTTCCAGCAGTTCCAGCGGAGCCGCTGGTGGGGAATTTTTTGCCCAAGAGCGCGCAAACGGGGCGCGATGCGCGACTGATTCAGGCGCAGTGCGACCGTTGGCCCCTTTTGGAATCAAGCACTTGCGACGAAGTGCGACCTGTGTTTATCCTGCGCATGATTCTCGAAATCCAGTGTACGGTTATACCGTACCGAGGGTTCAAATCCCTCCCTTTCCGCCACCAGACTCAGTTTCCTTGAAAGCGCCCACTAACCTCTGGGCGCTTTTTCATTGGGGTGGTGGGGAATATTTTGACCATCGCCGTCTGCGTCCGATGTGGCATCCGATGCCAGGCAATGCAGAAACATTGCCTTCGCTTCGTCGGCTGTGAACAGGTTGGTGCCGATAGGCCAGCTCGGCGCGTATCCCCTCGCATCCGGTTCATGCTTGAACGAGATGCCGCAGTCGGGCGCGAAAGTCTTGGGCAGCGGCCAGCAAAGGAAACGGTTCACCATCGCATCGACATCAGTAGATGGACGATTCGCCGGGTCGTCGTTGACGCCGGCTTGATGCCAGTGCAGTTCTTGCTTTCCGCAATTCGCGCACTCCGTCTTGCCAGAGCGCAGTAGGTTGAAGTGGACGGAGCCACACTCGCAGGTATAGGCCATGTGATCGTGAAGGTTTTCGATGGTCATTTTTTCATTGCTCTGATGGGTGATTTAGCGCGGCCAGCATTTCCCGCATTCCGTACAGCACATGCATGGTTTGCTGGTAATTCGCTTGCATCGCTCTTTCTCTTGGGTCAAGCTGCAACCGTCGCAACTGCTCGGCTTCGTACAGGTCAAGGAATTTAGCTGCGTCCATTGTTTTCCCCCTTTGCGTCTGATGGGACATCTGTTGCGACTTCTAGCATTGCTGCAAGTCCAAGCATTTCATCTACGATAGGGAAACGTAGTTCCTTGTCTCCTGTCAGGATGTCCACAGCTTCGCGCAGGATGTTCGCTATATCTCGTAAGTCTTTGTTATTCATTCGTTTGCCTCCGATAGTGCCTCAAGCGCGGATTCAAGAATCTTGTGAATTCCCTCCCAATATCGGAGGTATTCATCTTCACCGTTGGCATATCGCGGAATAAGTCCAACCTCAACTGCCTTCTTCATTGCCGCCGACACCATTTCTTCGGTTATTTGCATTTCGGCTCTCCCGAATCGGATGATCCATCTGTCGCAAGTGCGCGGATCTTGGCTGCTGCTCCGCAGTCGCCGTCATAACCCCACTGAATAGCATCGACCGCCTGCGCCGCTTCTTCCAGGGCGGCAGCGCGAATCGCCTGGGCGAACAGAAATGTTGCCTGGTTACCGAAGCCAACTTCATCGATGAACTTGTTGTGCAGGTCCGCTGCTTCTTTTTCTGTCATTTCGGCTCCTTCGTATTAGAGGGGTGATCCGATGTGAGCAGATGCGCCACATCCTCAAATTTCACCCATTCGCCGTTTTCCTTGATTTCGATTATCGGAACAATCGGTTCATTGCGGCTTTCAGCGGTCACATAGAAGTTGTACCTTTTGATCGCAACAGATGAACGATCTGGTTTTTCGCCACTGTATAGCTCTGCATAAACCTCATCGGCAATTCGCTGCTGCTCTGCCTCTGTTTGGCATAGCGGGAACCGGCATAACGAATCAGATGGGCGATCCGATGCGGCCTTCAGTTCGCGCAATTCCCTTTCTGCTTTCATGGCGCGGTTTGCCCATTCATGGCGGCTTAGCACGGTGCAAGGAATGCATTCTTTTTGCACTCCGACTTTAATGAAATAATCAGGCTTTCCGGCTCCCGGATGCGGATTGTCGGAAAGCGGCAAACCGCATTTATGGCAGCATCCTGGCTTCAATTCAGGCATTCTTTTCTCCTTCTGCATGGGATGGTCTATCCGTTCGGCAGCCACAGATCATACGGATCGCCGGTGTCCTGTGGTGTTTCCTGCTGGATCGCACGCTTGAGCCAATCCGGCACCGACTTTTTCGCTGCTTCATCATCCGAATAGGTGCCGACCTTCTTGCCATCGATCCACACTTCGACCATGCCATTCGCCAGCCGGGTCCGACGCACCATGTGGACTTCCGCAACCCGGCCATTGACATCCAGTATCTTCATTTCGCTTGACTCGCAGCTCCCGCACTCGCTGCCTGTCCAGGACTGGTCTGCGGCGCTTCGACCGGGTTATTGATCACCCAGGTTCTCGGCTGCATCGCGACGATTTCCGACGCATCGGGATCGCCACCGGGCTTGTTGAACGCGGAAATGCGCAGCCGGACCGGGCCATTCGGCCATTTCCTGGTGTCCCAGTCGAGCACCGCATGCGTGTGGTCCATCGACACCGTGAAAATGCCGTATTTCGGGATATAGCCCGATCCCGGCAGCAGTTCGGCATTCAGGATGCCGGACCCGATCACTTCCAAGTGAACGATATCGTTGATCTTGGCCTGGTCTGGCGGAGCCAGGAACACGCCAGCACCGAACGCGGGCGGCGCATTCGATGGCGCAGTGGGCTGTGCATTGGCGGCAGCAGCGGCGGCAGCGGCATTCGCATCCGACGATGAACTGGACGCAGACCCGGATTGCGCGGTCGGGTTCGCCGTGACCGTGACATTGACCGGCTGACCGGGTGGCGGATTCACCACCACGGGCGTCGGGTTGACCGTCACCGCTGGCGGATTGACGATAATCGGCGGCAACTGCTGCGGGTGATCGGCTGGCGGCTGTTGCGGCGGGTTATCCGTCATTGTGGCTGGCTGCGACGGCGATGGTGGTGGTGCAACCGATGCGGACGTGTCCGCAGACGCCACAGGAGCGGTTGAGGCGGCTGCCGATGCAGCAGTGGAAGCGGGGTGGTCATCACCACCACCGCCGCAAGAGACGCACAATGCGCCGACAAGAACGATCAAGGTCCGGTTCAACGGCAAGGGAATCATATTACCTCCAAGCACAAATAGCTCCCTGAAAGGTCGTTGTTATGCTGTTACGGTAGTCCGACTGGGCAGGCGACTCCTGCGCCAGATCAAGCCTGTTTACGAATCAGGTACGGTGTCGCCGAAGCGCGACGCCACATAGGCGCGCATGGCAGCAATCAGCGGCGTGTGGCCTTGAATGCCGCCATTGGCCCAATCGTTGACATCGATATAGCCCCCGCCATAGCCATCACAGTTTTGCGGATGAAAGGCATACCATCCATCATCAAACCGCACGATGGCAATGCCTTCGCACTCGATGATCGGGCCACCCGTTACCCAGTCATTGGATGGAGAAAACCGGCGACGGGAATCCAGAACAGGCTGGGAAAGCATGCCGATATGGCCATGGCTATACATCCCTTCGCCAACCTCGTATTCCGCTATTTGCGGATAGTAGCGCACGGTATATCCTGCCGCCTTGGCGACCCAGTAATCAAGCAATGACCCTTCCAGCTCACTGACGTTCATCGTCAATTTCCTCGCCAAAAACTTTCATCAGATAGCAGCGCATCGCAGCAATCAGCGGCGATGATCCTCTGGCTTTGGCTTTGAGTTCATAATAGCCACGATGGCCATAGATCGGCTTATCAAAGTCATACAGCAAAGCTGTCCACGCTGGCCATCCTTTAAGCTCATCATCGTGGTCATAATCCCATTCGATTTTCTCGCGCTGGATGATCGGCCCAGCTCCGCACCAGTTGGTCGCATAGCGTGCCAGCGGGTGCGGGTTGTGTTCGGCACGCGCCACCCAGCGGTCGATTTCCGAAATGGTCAGTTCCGATACGCGTTTGCTCATTGTTCTTCATCCAGATCGTAGAGATAGGTGTCGATGACAAGCACAGCGCGCCCGATGCGGCATTCTGGCTTGTGCCTCATCCTGATTGCAGGCTTGGCGTGGCGGTATTCTCCGCATTCCGGGCAAAAGTGCGCCCATCCTGTCGGATCATTGCAGAACAAGAAGCCATCGCCCAACGCATCCTGCGCCAGTTGGATAATGTCGCGTTCGGTCATCGCCTTGTCCTTACTTGAGCATCCTTGCCGCTTCTTCCAGCAGCGCCGCGCGCCCCTGCTGAATCGCCCGTACCGTGTCGATCGGATCGATCTGATCGAGCGCGACTTCCTCGCCGTACAGCAGGATGATCGACTCCTTGTACTTGTCGCCCTCGAAGACGAAATTCAGTTGCGCGATGTTCTGCCATTTGCCGTCGTACCAGATCGGGCGGTGCCCATAGAAGCGTGTCATCAGAAATTCGCATTTAGCCAAGTTGTCCATCGTATTGCCTTTCGTAATAAGGTTTATCTTCAATCACAGGTGCCGCCTTCGCTATCCTCAATCCGGCGCTGCAAGTCATCGCGCAGCGTCTGCTTGGCTTGTTCCTCTGTAATGCCAATTAGTTCGCAGGCGCGGCACATTACGGGATGCACCGATCCGCTGATGACCCGATACGGGCGACCGCAATGAAAACAATAGGCAAGAGTCCATTCCATCATTTATTCCCCATCCGGCACCATGCCGCACCATCCGCGCCCGGATGGGACGCGCACGGGATCGGCCTTTAACATGACCTTTTCGCCTTCATTCGTTTGATAAACGATCTTGCGATCAATCCATTCAGTTTTCATTTCCTGTTGCCATGCCATACAAGCCGACCCTTGGCACTCGCGCTGCGTAGTGCAGCAGACATAAAGTTTCGCTTCAGCCTCATCAATCATTTTCATTTGATCTTCCTCACCGCCGCCGCCTTGGTCTGCAGCAGCAGATGCGCATAGCGCTGCGTGCTCCGTAAATCCTTGTGGCCCAATACCTGACCGATCGCATACAGGTCCACGCCTTCATTGGCCATCGCCGATGCCGTGCTGTGCCGCAGGTCGTGAAAGTGCAGGTGCGGATAGCCTGCCGCCTGTCTGGCCCGTTCCCATAGCCGCTGCATCCAGCGCTTCTTGTAGGGCAGCGGAAAATACTTTTGCAGCACCCACACCTTGGAATGCAAGGCCACGGTGCGCGCTTCGCCATTCTTGGTCTTGCGCAGAAACACCGTGCCAGCCTGCCAGTCCGACGTGTGGCCGATGCTCATCATTTCGCCGATCCGCATGCCGGTGTAAAAGCCGAGCCGGATCAAGGCGCGGATTTCTCGGTTCTCGGCAGCCTTCGCGATGTCCAGCATCTGCTTTCTGGTGGCGTACACTTGCCGCTCATTCTTCACCGCCGGCATGGCGACCTTCAGCGCCAAGCCTTGGCCCTTGCCGTGGAATTCCTGCGCATAGCGGCAAGCCGCGCGCAGGTAGGACAGCTTGTTCTTGATCGATGCCGGCGACAACTGGCCGCGCATGTCCGCCGCGTAGTTCCTTGCCACGTCGCCCAGTTCATCCAGGTAGCGGCCCTTGTAAGCCCAGTGGATATGCGCCAGCTCGGCGCGCACGCCGGCGAAGTTCTTCAAGTCCGCCGCATGGTGTTCCAGGTACAGTTGCACGGCATCCTCGATCAAGTCGCGTGGTTGCTTGGCACCAGTTGCAATGGCGTACAGTTCCTTTTCCTGCCGGTGCGCGTAGGCTTGGGCTTGGGTTCGAGTCCAGCCTTGCGGAAGTAGTTTTCGAGTGCGGATTCGCTGGCCGGCGATATGCTTGTCGAACTCAAAGCACCAGCGACCCTTCTTTGCGTTGAAGTATGTCGGCATGATTGCAGGTAGGCGGATAGGTCATCGGGATCGAACACGATCTTGCGGCGCGAGTAGCGCACGCAGGGGATCGGCCCATGTGGCGCGGCTAATGTATATAGCATACGCCGCGATACGCCCAATACAAGGGCGGCGTCCTTGGCCGATATCATATTTGCTCCTGTTGCCTCTGTAATAAATCGATCACCGCTTCGACAATCGCCACGCGCGCCGCGCAGTGCTTGTTCGGATAGTGTTCATACATTTGCCAAAACGACTGATACCCGTTCGACGTAAAGCAGCCATCGCCGCTGACCGGGAAATTGACCGCAATGCAGTAGGTCAGCAGCAGATCGAAGGCATCGGGCGTGCTGCGGGTCCAGCTTGGGTGCAGTTCGCGGTGCTGGAAGCCCAACAGCCGCGCCAGATTGCGGTCCAGCGCATCGAGCCGGTCATTCAGGGATTCGGTCGTCATAGTCCGGCTCCCAGCCAGACGCCGCCCGACAGCAGCATCAGCACGATCAGGAACAGCCATGCCGACAGCTCCAGCGCCTCGCCGCGCGCGATACCGAATTTGCGGCGCAGCTTCGGCGTGATGTGCCGCATCCACAGCGTGAAGCCGCCCATCAGCGCAGCCATGCTGATCACCATCGCGCCGATCACCAACAGCAAGTCCATCAGTTTCATGCCTGTTCCTTTTCTGGTTTCTTCGTCGGCTGGTATGCGCCGAACAGCGCTTCGACCAGCACATCGCGCTTGGGCGCGACATTCCGTTTCAACGCCTCGCGCCGCGCCTGCTCCATGCTTCTCTGCTCGCGCAGTTCTGACAGCCGCTGCCGCGCCAGCGATGGCGACAGCGCTTGCTCATCGTTCGGATCGATCAGCCGCGTCGTCAACTGGTACAGCGACAGCGGCCTGGCCTTGTCTTCGCCGTCTCCCTTGCGGTACACCGGGCGCGGCATGTTGTTGACCGCATGCTGCTCCCAGTCTGTAATGTGGATCGCACGGCGATCGTGCAGCACCTTGATCAGATGCATCAGCCGGCGCTCCGACATGCCGAAGCCTTCATTGATGCCGGCGGCGGTCGCGTCACCCTGTTGCAGTCGCCGCAAGATGCGGTTCAGCATTTGCCGCACCCGGCGGGAGTCGTCGCGGCCTGCCGCGTGGTCGCTTTTCGTGGCCGGCGAGTCGGGCAAGCTCCGCTTGTTTTTGGCGGTATCGGGCATTGCGTTCCTTGATGGTGAGCTTCGGCAGTTGTCGATCAGGCTGGGTGCCGTAGCAGTAACGCGGCACTGGCGGACCCTTTCCGGTCGGAGAGGGCGGCGGCAGGTATTCCGCGATATAGATGCAGCGCGGGGCCGGCATCGTGCAATGGGTGCCGCGCAGGTAGGACAGCGCAGCACTCACATACTGGCGCGCGTATTCGCCGAGCGCGTCTTGCAACTCTGCTGCCGAATAGGGCCGTTCCTTGAGCAGTGCAGCGATGCGCTCGGCGCGGGTGCGGATCGCGGTGCCGGGAGCGTTGCGCGTCATGGCAAGTTCCTCCGGCCTTGCCGTGCCTGGCTCGGCTTGTGCGCGCGGTTGACCGCCTTGCCCTGTGCAGCGAACGTGAACGGCATGCCTTTCTGCACCAGGTGCTCGGCGCAGCGCTCGCAGCGCCAGATGCCTTTCGGCGTATAGCCGACTGCCGGCTGCACCCAGCACGACATGCATTTGCGTAATGTTTCATCAATCATTGAAAACTCTCCACCTGGTATTTTCCAGAGCGCACGCCGCGCTCCATGTTGCGCAGTTCGTGCGTGGCATCCTCGCCATGGATTCGCTCGTACCTGGCATAAATCGTGTCGCGCTGCGGATCGTCGGCCAGCAGGCACAACAGCGAGCGCAGCGCCGCCAGCTTGATATTCATGCAGGCTTGCCGGTACGCCGGCGAATTCCGGTAATCGGTGAAATCGGTCATCATGGGTGCGGCCTGTCGAATGAAAACTCGATGCCTTTTTCCTGCACAGCATCGGCCATCACTTGCTCGGTATAGATCGCGTATTCAGCCATCGATAACGTTTCCGACGACAGCGCCTTGCCGGTCCGGTCATGCACGCCAATGAACTTGGCCTTGTAGTAGTCATGCCAGGTTTCCGCCGCAATGCCGGTCGCCTCGCTGATTTCCTTCAACACCGAGCCGTGATAGAAGCCGCGCTGCGCTGGTGAAATCGGCGCATCGAACGGATGCACCTGGATCACCAGCGGCTTGCCGGCGCTGGCCATCTGCCGCCAGTGCTCATTGAGCCAGCCGAGCATGCGACTGACATACTGCGCTTCGCGCAACACGAAAACCTTGACCATCATGCTCATGCCACCTTTCGCGACAGATGCATGCGACGCTCATACAATGCGCTGATGCGATTGAGTTTTGTCAGGCGGTCGTACAGCACCACGTTGACACATGCCGCCAAGTTCATGCAGTACGTGGTCGGCACATAGACGACATCCCGACACCACGACAGCATGGACTCCCCCAGTGAGCTGTCTTCTGGCCCGAACAGATAAAACGCGCGCTCAGGGTGCGTATAACTGGTTAATGGTTTCGCTCCTCGGCTCAGTTCCACGGCGATCGGCACGCAGGAATAGGGCACGATAAGGCGTAGATCATCTGTCTCGATCAACGGCACATGCCGCCAAGCCTGTTGCGTGTCCGTGGCCGCTTTGCGAAACCGCTGGCCCTGGATCGCCACCAAGGCCGCGTCATAGCAACCTGCCGCGCGCAAGACACCACCGACGTTGGCGGCTGTCTTGGGCCGATGCAAACCAATTGCTGCGTATCCTCTCATGGTTGCATGACTCCTTTCTTGGTCGCAGAACAAGGCGCAACAATCGCGTCAGGCGGCTTGCCGCGCGGGCTGGTCTGGCGGGTCGCTCGGCTCGCGCTTCTCGCGTTGCGCCGCATAATAGACCTTGGCCTTGGCGCGGTGACGGACGCGCTGGCGCTCGGCAAATTCCGGGTCGGCCATGGCCCGCCGGTAGCGTTCGCTCTCCGTCAATGGCGGCGGCTTGGTCGCATTCTTGCCTGCCCCAAGTTGCCAGACCGCCACTGGCGGCTGGTAGCGAGCACGTTTCCATGACTGGATGTGGATGCGCTTAGCTTTGCGCATGTGCTCCAGCACATGGGTCACGCCACACGAGGTTTTATAGCCGCATAACCGTTGCAATTGATGGCTGTCCAAGTCGCCCTGCTCACGCAGCAATCGCTCGATGAACAGCATCCTGTCCACCAGTTTCATTGGCGTCATGCTGCCTCCGCGCCCACGGATGGTTGCTTGGTGCGCTGCTTGGTGCCACGCCCACGGAACAGCGTTTTCGCCTCTTTCTTCTTGTCCAGCGCAGACTCAGGATGCGGCGGCACATCGGCACCGGCCTCGCGCAACGCTTGCTTGATGACATTGCGCACCCGGCTGATCGCCTCCAATCCGGTTTCGGCATGGACCGTGATCTTGCTCAGGTTGCGCTTGTCCGGGTCGAATACCACGAGACCGCGCAAGAACAGGTCATTGGCGCGCGATGAGAAGCCGCCGACTGAATACTGGCGGATCAGCGACGCGGCAACGGGCGGCAATTGCTCCAGATTGAAGCGCACGAGGTTTTCGTACAGTTCCAGGATGTAATCCATGTCATTCGGATGCAGCAGGATTTGGATCGCCGCCGCCGCGCGCATCGCGCCGCTGGAAAAGTATTTGCGGGTCGCCGCACATTTGGCTTGGATTTGCGCCAGCGGATCGCCCACGGCAGGCAGCAGCGCCTTTTTCTGCTGCGGCGACGTGATGACGCGGCCAAAATACTGGCGCGACAGGAAGTTCAATGCCGAGCTGAACGTCTGGTCCAGATTCAAATGGTCGCCGGTGTTGCGCACCTTGCCACCATCGATGACCTCAAAGGTTTCGCTTGGTGCGGCACGCGCCACCACCATGCGTGCGGCAATGCCGGATTGCTCGATCGCGGTGAGCCGATGCTGGCCATCGATCATCCTGCCGCCTTCATCGAAGGCAATGCCTTGATGTGTGACTTTCCATTCGCCGCGCTGCAATACGCCGATCAGGTAGTTGACCCAGGAGGGCTTTAATACGCGGTTATCATGGATGTTCAGGGCCAGATACGCGGTGGCTTTTTCCGGCGTGATCAGTTCTTCAGTAAAGTGGATCATGGTGGTCTCCAATGCGGTTGGGGGAGGGTACAGCTCAGAATGGGATATCGTCGTCCATGTCGGCAAAGTTCGCCGCCGGCTTCTTGGCTACTGGACGGTGGATGCTGTCGGTCGTTTCCCGCACCGGAGCTGGACGGGATGGGGCGGCAGGTTCGGCATCGGTGGGACGTCCGCCGAGCAGTTGCAGGTTGTCGGCAATCACTTCGGTCGCGTATTTCTCGACGCCTTCCTTGTCGGTGTATTTGCGAGTCTTCAGTTTGCCCTCGATATACACGGGCGACCCTTTCTTCAGGTATTCACTCATGATTTCCGCGACCCGGCCAAAGCCGACCACGCGGTGCCATTCGGTATGCTCCATTGGCTTGCCGCTGGCTTGATCCTTCCATTTGGACGTGGTCGCCACCGCGAGCGAGCAAACCGCATCGCCGGATGGCGCATGCCGGGTTTCCGGGTCTCGCCCAAGATTGCCAACAATAATCACTTTATTGACGCTTGCCATGCCTTTCTCCTATGTGATGACGATACGGGGATCGCGCACCAGCTCGACCCCTTCGATGACCACGCCTTGCTTTAAGTCGCTCAACAGCTTGGCGCTGTCCAGTTGCGGTTCCGCCGGAATCGTGCGCCAGTATTCGGGCGGAATCTTGCTTTCCTCGTTCACCTGGACGCGGCCAGGGTTGAATTGCCAGCGGATCGCGAAGTTCGGGGTTTGCACCATGCGCCGGTCGGTCTTCTGCAGCAGCAGCAGTTCCAGTTCCTTCAGGCGCTCGACTTGTTGCATCAAGACGCCGCAGCTCACGCGCATCTTGTCGGCGGCTTGTTCTCTCGCCTTGATCAACGCTTCGCGGTTCTTGATCAGGAACGCGATGTTTTCCAGCTTGGTGTCGATCGCATCATCCAGCGTGTGCAACTCGGCGAGCGCATGCGCGAGAACATTGGCGCGCTCATCTTGCGGCAAGTCTTCCGCATACTGCAGTTGCGCATCCAGCGCCGCGTAGCGCTCCAGAAGGTCAAACACGTTCATCGACCGCACTCCTGCAAGTAATCTTCGAGCGCGCGCTTGGCTTGCTCATAAGTCGCTTTCGCCTTGGCATACGTCATGCCGCGCGGCAGATCGGCGCTGTGGCCATCGATGATCGGTTGCAGCACCCGGATGGTCTCCGCCCACTCGTGCGCTTCAAAGGAATCGTTCGGTTTCAACTTGAAATACACTGCCATGCTGGTCTCCTTTTACGACTATCCTATACGTCATACTACTTAAACGGTAGCATTAGTCAAGTGAATTTTGCGATTTTTTCGCCATTTTCAAGCGCTGCCGGTAATCGTCGCGGATCGCGATGATGTCCTCAATCGAGAGCGGTCGCGGATCGTGCCAGCATTCCAGAGCGCACACGCGATCCAGTCCGATCCGCTCGACCAGACCCAGCCGATACAGCACGGCATTGCCGGACTTGTGCTGGTTGCAGGGCACGCATTGCTTGTGGCAATTGTCTTCGTGGAACCGCAAGGTGGCATTTGCGCCCACCGAAATGTAGTGTCCAGCATCATAGGCTCCTGCATGATGTCTGCCGCACGAAATGCAGGGCAGATCGCGGTCGCGCCAGCGAATCCACGCATTGAACGCGGCCTGCGCCTCCTTGAGCCAGTCGCTGCGGCTTTTCAGCTTCTCGCGCCGCTCGCGGTCGGTGCCGCGTGCGATTCTCTTGGCTTCGGCAAGCGCCTTGGCGCATTCCAGCGAGCACGCCACCGCCAGCGACAGGATTGGCACAAACCAGTCGCGGCAATGGCGGCAGCGGCGGCGCTTGACGGTCACACCGATTCCTGCACCGGCTCGTGCGTGTCGATCGTCTCATCATCTGGCAAACCTGATATTGGCCGCAGTGCCCATGATGAGCAATTGCAAAGTACCGAGGGCTGGTAATGGATGGCGGTGAAAACGAATGGCCGCGAGACCGATTCGACCAGCCAGGTATCGAGCGCTAGGTATCTACCGCATTGGCTATTGCCGGTATAGCGCAGCACGCGGCAAATGATGCCGATGTTGGCGGGGTCGCTGGCGTTGATCACGATCGCCAGCATGCCGGGTTCCAGTTTCATGTGAGCCTCCTATGGTAGTCGTCAGTCTGAATCAGTAGCTGATACCGGCGTGACAAGGCAGTCGCGAATCAGCGACTTCCACAACGGTTTTGGGCTGCAATTGCTGCTCTTGGCGGCACGGTAGCCATCGCGGTCGATGTGGCCGAGTCGCACCGCACGCCGCACCACATGGCCCCAGGCCCGCCCATCCGGCGGGTCATCCAAGCCATGCTGCAGCGCATACTCGCGCACGTCTTCCGTCAAGAAGCGGTCATGTTGCCGTGCATAGTCGATCAACTGCTGCAACGCCGCGTCTTGCCAATCCGGGCCGGCGTGGTCGGCAGCGCGCTGCACGCCGCGCTCCCGCTTGTCCTTCGCTTGCTGCCAAGTCAATGGCCGGGATTGAACCGCCAGATCGAACAAATCCAATTGATCAGTCATCGCCAACTCCTATCACTCCTGTCGGACAGTCATGCATCTTCCAGCTCGCCGCGATGGAAAGCATGATCGACATACCGCATCGCGGCGCGGTCATACCAGAGCTTGACGCGGCCCTCCCATTCGCCATTGCGGCTCTTGTCGCAGACTAGCACCGCATCCGGGTCGTCGCGCATCACCGCCTTGCCGGCATCGCGGTCGCGCTCCTTCTTCTTGTTGCGCCAGACCAGCAGCACGTTATCGACCAGGTCCGTCACCGCCGCCGTGCCGGAAATGTCCATCCGGTTCGGCAAGCGTTCGTCGCCATCGCCTTTCTTCAAGTGCGCCACCAGATGCGCGTGGATGCTGTAGTCGCGCGCGCACGCGGTCAGCGCATCGACAAATTCCTTTTGCCCGTTGTAGTCATCGGTGCCGCGCACGCATTTCATCAGCGAGTCGATCGCGATATGCTCGATGCCGAGTTTTTCGGCGCAATGCTTGGCCACCGCAATCATGCGCTCCGGCTTGACCGTGCCCTGCTGGTCGTACAGCCACAGATAGCCATGTGTGCGCTCCAGGAAGTCTTCGACATCGGCGCGGCTGGGCGTCGCCTTGTTCGCCGCTTGCCGGCACATGCGCGCCAGCGTGCGCGCCGGCTTCATTTCAAAACTGGCGATACAAACCTTTTTGCGATCCAGCGCGAATTGCGACAGCACCTGCCCCTGCAGCGCCGATTTGCCGGAATTGTTGAAGCCGCCCCATAGCGTGACTTCTCCCGGCTCGAAGTACAGCCAGGCATTCGCAAACGGCAGTTTCGGTGCTTTCGGCGCGTCGTGTGCGGGGGACAGTACATGCATCACGTCGTGCAGGTAATCAGATGCCGGTCGCACTTTTTCAGCGGCATCGGTGTCGTGCAGATAACGGGCGAAATCGATATCGTCCGGAGTCAGGATATCCATGCTTGCCAATCTCCTTCGTGAAAGAACAAGGTCTCCCTGCTGTCGTGCGCCAGGCAGATCACTGCCGTGGCGTCCGCTGCGGCCAATCGCTCGACCAGCGCCAGCAAGGCATCGGACCAGTGCGCGGCATGCACATGGACGCGGCAATGCTTCACAAAGCGCCAGTCGTGGCGATGTGCCAGCTCGGCTTCTTCGAGTTGAACGGTCGGGTACAGATTGAATTCCAGCGCGCGCTCGGGGTCGTCATAGCGCGTCGGTGCTGCCGGCTTGGGCAGGCCGATTTCCAGATAGATCGCCACCGGCTTGTGGCCGCGCAACCGGGCCGCGATGATGGCTTGCTGGCCCTTCATGTCAGCGCTCCCACACTGGCACGGCGGCATCCGGTCGCTGGCGCTGGTGCTCAGCCAGCCGTTCCTGCGTGCGGGCGATCCAGGCTTGCAAAAAGCGCTTGTAATCGCGGCGCGGCACCTTGTCGTGCGCATCGACCCATGCGCCGGCGCGCAGGATTTCGGATTGCACATCGACCAAGGGGTACGCGGTCGCCCAACTGCCAATCTGGTCGCTTTGCAAGCCGACAAAGCAATGTTGCGTGAAATCAAACTGGAGCGGCGGCGCAGGCGGGCGGCGGGCCGGTTTCTTTTTGGGTTTGTCTTTAGGTAGAGAATTGTCTTCAGGGAATGGCAGTGCAGGAATCTCGTCTGGCAACGGGAGAGCGTCAGCGCACCCGTTGTATATAGTCTTTATCGTTGAAGATGAAGATGAAGATGAAGGGGGTATGTTTCCCTTATCTTCACTCTTGTCCTTACCCTTATCCTTACCCTTAAGGGTAAACCCAAGGGATAGTAAATCGGCATCGTCAAGAGCAAACCATTCGCCAAGGATTTGCTTAGATGCCATCGACTCATGCGCCTCAGCTTCCGCTTTGCCCATATCCTCAACTTGAAGGCAAGCGATCATTTCCAGCACATCAGGCTTGCAGGCGTAACGCAGCTTGTTGAGCCGGTTGACTGGGTTGATTGCAATGCCGATCTTGGTCGCGCCATCCGATTCGCGCCGGACCGCATAGAGGAAGCCAGGAGCGTTGTATCGGTCGCTTAGCTTGGGATTACCGCCGCTGTGGCCATCTTCGCGGCGCTTCTGACACTCGATTTCGTCTTCTACCATGCGCTTGTTGTAAATAGCTCCGTCGTCGCGCTGCTTTGCCACACCATACGCCAGTAGCTTAGCCAGCGTGGCGCGCAGTTGTTCCAGCGGCAAGCCAAGTGTGTTGGCCAATGCTTCGTCAGGGAATGGCCTTTCGTTCAGCAATAACACGCCGCGTTCGCTGGATTCATGCATCAGGCACAGCATTTCAAACCAGACGCCACGCTCGAAATAGCCGAGCGCTTGGACGCCAGGGTCTTTGCGCCAGTCCGCTGGATAGAACTGGAAAGCAGGCATTTTCATGTGGACACTCCAAATGGGTGCGCAGACCCAGTCGTGCCGGTACGGTTGCCGGTAGGTCAATAACAGCAGGATTAGGCGCGGCGGCGCAATTGCTCGCGTGGCTTGAGTAGTTCGGTCAGCGTCAAGCGATCCTTGCCGAGCGGATCGTTGATCATGCGCAACGCCAGATCGACGCCGGGGCGCTTGCGGTCGTGCGCCATGTGTTTGAAATAATCGTAATTGGTGCCGACCCGGTCGCAGAATGCGAGAATGGCCTGCCGCCCTTCGAGTTTCCACAGAGTCATCAGGTCCATAGTGAACAGCCGGTGCGAATGGGAAGAAATAAGGTGGATACCCCGTGCCATGGTGAATGGCGGGATCGGTCTTATATACTACCAAAATAGTCGTATAAAGGCTATAGCAGTCCAAAACGGGCGCATTATGACCTGTGCATAATGCAGTGGCATCAGGTACTATTTGGTAGTAGTACGCCTGTAGCGTATGCGATAGGAGGCCATGGCCATGCGAATCGTAGCCTTGCACCCGACAAAAACAAGACTGTTGTACCCACTGGGAGCCATCATGGACAGTAAGGAAATCCGGCACGCGAATTTCATCGCGTTGTTCAACCAATTCAAGCGCGAGAACGCGCATTTGCCGGATCGCGGCATGCTCAAGCTGTTTGCGCAAAAGCTCGAACTGTCCGATCGGTTCTTGTCGCACGTCAAATGCCGGCGCAAAGTGATTGGCGACCAGGTGGCGCGGCACATTGAAGACAAGCTGCAGTTGCGGCATGGCTGGCTCGACCAGCAGCATGAAAACGTGAGTCCGGCAGAAGAAGCGGAAAAGGTGTTCCTCGATACCGCGCTGACGCTGTACCGGGCGATGCCGGATGAAGCGCAAAAGCTGATGATGGAATTGCTGAAGTCGCGGCTGCCGCCGAAACCGCCGAAAAAATCGTAAACCGCCCTGTTGGCATCGGTTATACTGGATGGCCGTACAGCTATTGTTGCATCGTTCACCGGCTTTGTCAGCATCTTGACAAGTTCTGATCTGCATCAAACAAGTCACACACGGTGGTTGTCCCTGCAATGCGGCGTGCGGATTTAACGACAGATTTAACAGTCGGGGTGTGGGCCATGTGGTAATCTGACCCACAGGCAACCGATATTGGAGGGCGAAACATGTTAGCGGCCTCAAACGAGACGGAATTCGTGTTGGTAGTCTGTGAAGTATTGGCCGATTTGCCGTATGACCAATATCCGGCGTTGATGCATGAGTTATTTGAGATCGCTCAGCGGTATCTGCCCGACGCGTCGGGTTTTTCTTTGCCTGAATTTTTACGCCCATCCTGAACCTCTTACGACTAAAGAGGTAGCATTTACAGCCAGCAATCCAGTAAAATAGACCAAGACGTTGGTGCTACTACCTAAACGGTACTTCATTATAGTCGCTATCGGCCATAATGCAACCTAAAAAGGCGTCTTACCACCATTTTGGGCTATTTGACGGGAGGCTGGCATGCCGCGCGTGACCACTGAGGCATTGCAAACCGAATTGAACTTGCTGCGACTGGCGATCGAAGACACTGCCGCCGCCGCCGTGCGCGACTTTTACGCCAACACCGGCTTGATCCCGATGGTGTCGTTCAGCATCGAGCGCGCCCTGATCCATCGCTTTGGCGAACCCGACCGCACCGAGCCAACCGGCGTGCGCGTGCAAGCCGATGTCTATCTGTCGTCAGCGTCGGCCAAGCACCCGGTCGAACGCTTCCTGCCTTCCGAGCAGGAGTGAGCCATGACCATCGGCCATCGCCCGCTGGAAATTGTCTATCGTCCCTTGACAACATTGATTCCCTACGCGCGCAATGCGCGCACGCATAGCGATACGCAAGTCGGGCAAATCGCTGGCTCCATCCTGGAATTCGGCTGGACCAATCCAGTCTTGATCGATGAGCAGGGCGGCATCATTGCCGGTCATGGGCGCGTACTGGCGGCCAATGTGTTGGGGCAAACCGAGGTGCCGACCATCACGCTCTCGGGCTTGTCTGATGCTCAAAAGAAAGCCTATGTCATTGCTGACAATAAACTAGCGTTGAATGCCGGCTGGGATGAAGAATTGCTGCGGCTGGAGATACAAGAGTTGGCCGAGCTGGATTATGACTTGAACATGACCGGCTTCACCGAGGATGAAATCGCTGCGCTTAACCAGTCTGCACAGGATATTGAGGAAGGCTTGACCGACCCCGATGCGGTGCCAGAGATACCCACTCAGCCGGTGACGAAGTTGGGTGATATTTGGCAACTTGGGAAGCATCGCGTCATGTGCGGTGATTCAACCAGCATTGATGGCGTTGCAAATCTGATGGCAGGACAGTCGGTTGACATGGTTTTTACTGATCCACCATACGGAATTAGCATCGTCAAAGGTAATAAAGTCGGTGGTGGCGGGGCATTCGGCGGTAAAAAGAATGAAAAGAAAGATAGGTCAAACGTTATTCAATCCAGCACCTTTGCACCCATTGCTGGCGACGACACGATAGAGGTTGCAGTCGAAGCGATTCAGGTAATCGCAACTCTCGGCGCAAAGGTGGAAATCATTTGGGGTGGTAATTATTACGCCGCGCATCTGCCGAACTCATCTTGTTGGATCGTATGGGATAAGGAAAACACCGGGAATTTTGCCGATGCCGAACTTGCGTGGACCAACCAGAAAACTGCAGTGCGAATCTTCAAGCACATGTGGAATGGGATGGTTAAAGCCTCAGAGCATGGGCAGCGAAGGGTGCATCCGACACAAAAGCCTGTCGCATTAGCTGAATGGTGTTTTGATCAATATGGGCAGGAATGTGAAAGCGTATTGGACCTATTTGGCGGCAGTGGTTTTACGCTTTTAGCGTGCGAAAGAAAACACAAAACCGCATATCTCATGGAACTGTCGCCTGATTACTGCGATGTCATCATCAAGCGCTGGCAGGACTTCACAGGACAGCCTGCGGTACTGGCGTCCACCGGCGAAACCTTCGACAGCTTACGCCATGACTGACTATCTGCCCGCGCCGCGCAAGGTCAAAAAAGGCTATGACTGGCCCGCTATCAAGACGGAATACATCACGTCCACGATCCATTTGCGAGACTTGGCAAACAAGCATGGCGTGCATCCATCGGTCTTGATGAAGCGTGCCGCGAAAGAAGGATGGGAAGCGGAACGCAAACAAAGGCAAGCGGACATTGCGTTGGAAGCGCAGCGCATTTTGCGTGAGGAACAATTGAATGAGCTGGTCGAGTTCAATCGCAGTGATGTCACGCTGGCCAAGGCGCTGCGCGCGCAAATCGCCAAGCGCATCAATGCGGCGAAGGATTTGGCGAATCCGCTGCCCTTGGCAGGGCGCGAAATCCGGCAATTGTCGGCGGCACTGGTCGATACGCAAAAGGTCGGGCGACTGGCATTAGGCATTCTCGTGGAGCCGGAAGGAATGCCGTTTGCGCATCCGATGAACACGATTAATCCCACGGCTGAGCAACTGGCAAGCGAGCAAGACTGCTTGAATGCGGCAATGGCGTGGGCATTGAAGAACATTTAAGGGGAGCGCATGAAGACCAAGACCAAGGAAGCACTGATCCTATGGGCGATTACCACGGTGTTTCTCGTGGTGTGGATATTCGCGATTGCCTCCGGCATCTGGTGGCTGTGGTGCCAGGTGGTGCCGCATTTCTGGCCACAAGGGCCGGTGACGATCGTGCATCCGGATTACTGGTATTTCACCGGCCTGATGTTCCTGGTGTCGTGGCTGTTCCGTGCGCTGTTTGGCTGGAACCCGAAGACATGACGGTCGAGCAATTCCTGGACGATTACCGCGATGCGCTGGTGGCGCTGGCATTCGTGATCGTGGTGATTGTCACGCTCGGCATGGCTGCCGCGTTCGCGCTGCTGGCGACGGGGTTGTAATGGCGATGGCGGTGGCATTCCTGGCCGGCATCAACCTGATGGCGCTGGTGGAGCAGCCGAGTTTCCTGAACGTTTGCATCCTGCTGTTCAACCTGTGCTGCTGCTTCTGGTATCGGGGGTAACGTGGGCAGCATGCTGGAGCTGCCTGCTGACGCCAACTTTGGCGAACAGCATCTGATCAAGTCTTACCGCAAATTGTGTTCGGAAGACTTGTATCGCTTCACGCGCTATTTCTTTCGCTGTCGTTATAAATCCGACTGGGTGCAAAATTGGCACCATCAGGCGATTTGCGACAAGTTGATGAAGGTGATCAATGGCGATATCACGCGCTTGATCATCAACCTGCCGCCGCGCTATGGCAAAACGGAACTGGCAGTCATCAATTTCATCGCCTATGGCATGGCGATTGCGCCCGATAGCGAATTCATCACGGTATCGTTTTCGGCTGGCCGCGCCGTCAACAGCACCTACATGGCGCGCAATATCGTGATGATGCCGGAGTATCAGGCGCTGTTCCCTGAGACGCAGGTATCCAAGCATGTCAAGGGCAAGGGCGAATGGCACACGACCGCTGGCGGCATCGTGTATGGCGCGTCTGCCGATGGCACGATTACCGGCTTTGGCGCGGGCAAGAAGCGCGATGGCTTTGCCGGGGCCTTGATTATCGATGACCCGCACAAGGCGAATGAAGCCGGGTCCGACGTGATGCGGCCCAAGGTCAATGAGAACTACAACATTACGCTGGCCAATCGTTTGAACAAGGTCGAAACCCCGATCATCCTCATCATGCAGCGCTTGCATGAGGATGACATGACGGGCTTTCTGTTGGCCGACGGCGATATCAATGGCGACAAGTGGGAGCATCTGGTGCTGCCGGCGCTCGATGAGCAGACCGGCGAGGCGCTGTGGCCGAAAATGCATACCGCCGAACGGCTGCAACGGATGGCCAAGGCCAAGCCGTATATCTTTTCCGGCCAGTACCAGCAGCGACCGGCTCCGCTCGAAGGCGGCATTTTCAAAACGAGCTGGTGGCAATACTACAATCCGAAGGCGGCACCGCGCTTTCGGCGCATCATCCTGTCATGGGATACCGCGTTCAAGACTGGGCAGGAAAACGATTATTCCTGTTGCACGGTATGGGGCGAAGCCGAGACAGGCTATTATCTGATCGATATCTGGAAAGAGAAAGTCGAAGCGCCGGTCTTGAAACAAATGGCGGTCTCGATGTATCAGCGCGTGTACCACAATCTGCGCGCGTCTGGCGTGCTGATCGAGGACAAGGCCAGCGGGCAGGGCTTGATCCAAGAACTCAAGCGCGAGACCAACATGCCGGTGATCCCGATCCAGAAGGGCAAGGGGCAGGATAAGGTCGAGCTGGCCAATTTGGTTGCGCCAATCATCCAATCCGGGCGCGTGTTCTTGCCGGAAGGGCACCCGGAAGTCGCGGGCTTCGTGCTCAGTCACGCGCAATTCCCGAATGCGGCGCATGACGACGATGTGGATAGCGGCGTGCAAGCACTATTGTGGTTCTCGCAAGGGCAGCAACTGCGCAAGGTGCAGCTCACGGGATGGTAACTAAAAATGCGACTAAAAAGTATTGGCGGCTACCGGATCGGTAGTATAATAAAGGTGCGTCGTGAATGACGTACCAAACCCCGGTAGAACGCTGAGGCCATCGGTGCTGGTGACGGGCAAATCATCAGGGATTCAAGCCTGCTCCCGGCGCAGGTGTGGCCAGCCGGGATCGAACATCGCCCTGCCGAGATAGCCGGCAGTCCGCTGTGGCGTGCTTTCTCCGCAGCGGAGTCCTTTCATCTGCCCCCGGCGCGGATTGCTATCAGCCGGGATTTCCCTTTCCCCATTCCTTGGGCGGATAACGATGGAACCAAACTTTGAACTGTTGCGCGACGCTTACGCCATCATCGATGGCATTCCGGAATCCTATTTTGCGCTGGACCAGTGGCGCGAGGATCGACCGTGCGGCACCGTGGCATGCGCCGCTGGCTGGCTGATGCAGCACCCGCAGTTTCAAGTGCTTGGGTTGCGTGACAAGCGCCTTGATCACTCTCCATATCACTGCCCTGTCTTCAATGTTGGCATTACACAGTTTGTTGGATTTTCAGCAATGGCCCATGTCTTCAATCTATCCCTTGATGACGCGGACGACCTTTTCGACTCTGAAGTGACGCGCTTGGACGCGGATTATGAGCATCCGATAGCCATGATCGGCGTGTCCGACAAGGATCGCTGGAAGGCGCGGGTGCGCAAGTATCTGAAGCAGCATGGCCAGCCGGTGGCCGAGTGAAAGGGCAGCGATGAAGAAACTCGCGTTGGATGAAAGTCGCGGACCGACCTTTGCCTTTAATCAGCGTGATGACGTGGAGCGGATCGTTCGCGTGTTCGCGCTGCGCGGCTATGAAATTGATGCAATGACCGCATACCACGCATGGGGTCGCTACAGTGATGCCATGTGTGCTGGCTGGATGATGTTGCCTGACGATGACAATGAAGTGTTTCTGCATGCGCTGTCTTATACGGTCGAAGTGGAATAACAGAATGCGTGAGTAGCTCAAAAGGATAGAGCGCCGTCCTCAAATAGTCGAGACGGACATGCGGGTTCGAGTCCCGTCCACGCTCCAAGAACAGCAGTCGTGCCGAGGTCGCGTCTTAAACGCTTTCGTCGCCTCATTTGACCGAGAAACCGTAAAGCGTGACAGCCGGGAAAGACCGGCCTCAAGCAATGAGCCGACTCATCATGTGCTTGCCTGACTGGTGGTGCCACCCTGCTGGTCTGGCGAGTCGGCTCACTGGTTGAGAAGGCGGGATGCTGACCCGCTACATGAGCAGAGGACCGCCATTGACGGTAAGAGCAGAGAGAGCAGGATGCGGTAGTCGCCGCACCGGAGTACCGGACAAACCATGTGTAGGGTGCTGGCTAACAGGATGCCGAAGACACGCGACTTGATACGGCAGCCAGATAAATCCGAAAAGTGTTAGCGAAACTGCCTCAAGCCGGGGATCAGCGCCGGCCTCAACCCCAACAAGCGAGCCGATTGTTCCGTTGCAGACTGCGGCGGTGAACAGACTTGGCCAAGTAGCAGTCGGCTCCCTTGTTGGTGGCGGAACCTTGTGGAGCCAAGCCATGGATTGGTGCAGCGTGACGGATCACGCCAGCCATCAGCACCGCTAGTTTTCAGCGGCAGGCCCGATTGGCCAAGTGTGGGCTTGAGTCGAAAACGTGACGTTTCAGGCCATTGTTGCAGACAGGACGAAACGCTGTCGCCGGACACTGTAACCGGCACCAACAGGCAAGGGCAGATATACCGGACGCATGGGCATGCACGGCGTCGCAGGCGACCAAAGTGGACGCACCGGAGCCACCCGGCTGGCGCAGCTTTCTGTCCTTCCCTGTTGGTGACAGCAACACTCTGGTTCAGGAATCACGCGCCCGACTGGTGCGCTGTCATCAACGCTTAACTACAGGAGAACGATATGGCGATGGTAGAAGTTGGTTCAGTTGAAAAGATATTTTCTGACGCGCAAGCCGAAATCGATGAGGAAACGAGCGAGAAAGCGAAGAAGGCGATCAAGGCCAAGCTGCGCGAGCTGAGCGCGGCCAGGCAAGTGGTCGCCAATATCGAAGCGCAGGTGCGCGATTTGAAAGCGAGCATTCTCGATGGCAGTTTCACAGGTTGAATTCAATCCGCGCTTGCCGGTCGAGTGGTGCGGCTGGCAATCCGATACGGTGACGCTTGGCCGCTGCGGCTGGAATCTCGCGATCAACCGCCAATACGTTGATCTGCAGATGCTCGGCAATCCCGTTGCCATGAAAATCCCGACGCGCTATGAAATCGTGCTGTCGCATCCCAGTCTCGATGTCACGCTGATGTGCTATGACTACGACTTGCAGCAAGTGCAGGTCGCCGTGCGGATGGATGGCCTCATGGGTGGCACGCATGCGCCGCCGATCCGCTTCCAGCATGTGATGCGCCGGACCGACATGGTGCGTCATACGCCAACGCTGGTGCCGTTTGCTGACATGGCATGGGTCCAGACCGAGCCGACGATTGCAGACGTGGACACGCCGCTCTATCGTCTGCCGCTGTTCAAGGCCTTGCATGACCAATCTCAGGCGCAGGAATTGATTGTGGAGCCGCGCGACGTGCAATCGATCCTGGAGGAACTATTGAAGATGCAAGCGCCGCAGATGCGGGAAGTCCGGCAGCGCGAGCAGAAACGGCAAGTCCACGCGCAAATCATTTCCGTGGAGGCAGCATGAACGACAAGCAAGCGAAGAAGTTGCGCCGGCTGGCGCGGCAACAGACCGAAGGTTATCCAGAGCGCATCCATGTGACCAACCGCATGGGATCGGTGGTGCTGCATCCCTCCTGCACACGCGCCGTGTATCAGCAACTGAAGAAGGAGAAAGCATGAAAGACTTTAGTGAATGGGTCGTGAAGACGCCGGACTGGCGTAACGACAAAGTCGATGTGGAGCAAGCCTATCCTGGCGTGCTCAATGACGGCATCACAGCGGACAAGCTCGCGGCCACCACGATTCGGGGCGAACCCGTGCCGGTTGGCACGCGCGACGTGCAAGTGTATCTGGTGTACTGCTCATCCGCGGATCGGCGCGGGTCGTACTATACCCCCTTATCTGTGCTGGTGAAGGGCGGCACCGCACAGGAGGCCTTCTTGGAAGGGGTTAAGTTGCTGATGGCCGATCCAGCCTTCGATCCGCGCAAGTCTTGCACGATCTGCATCGAAGAACGGCAGATGCGCGAAATCTTGAAAGCGTGATTTCCGCTGTTGCACTACCAAAAAGGTCGGTATAATACTATTACTGTCTCCTTACCCAGTCTCCTGTAAGGTGGATGGTCTCCAAAGCGCAATCTTTGCCCCGCCTCGTGCGGGGCTTTTCTTTTGGTTTCCCGTGAAACGTCCAAAATGGACGTAATGCAACCTTTATTTCCGCAAAGCAGCGTCATTCCGGTATAGTTGCGAACTAGAAATGCGACCATTTCGGTCTTGCAACTACCGGGAGGCGCGATGCCGGGCGTCCGCACACAACATAAAGCCTATAAGGCCAGCCTGCCGGTCTGGCAACGCTGCCGCGACGCTGCCGCCGGCCAGGATGCGATCCGCGCCGCTGGCGAAACCTACCTGCCGCGCCTGGCCGACCAGGATAGCGCCGCTTATACCTCGTACCTGACCCGCGCCAACTGGTTCAACGCCACCTCGCGCACCATCGAAGGCTTGAAGGGCATGCTGTTCCGCAAGCCGGAGCAGGTGGACGTGCCGGAAGGCATCCTGCCGCTGCTCGATGATGTGACGATGGGTGGCGAACCGCTGCACCTGTTCGCGCAGCAGATCGCGCAGGAAGTCTTGACCGTGGGCCGCGTCGGCCTATTGGTCGATCATCCGAGCGCGCCGGTCGATAGCGCGCCGCTGACCATCGCCCGCGCGCAACAGCTCGGCATGCGCCCGAAACTGGCGCAGTATTGCGCCGAATCGATCTGGAACTGGAAGTGCGAGCGCATCAACAATGTCCACCAACTGACGATGGTGGTGCTGCATGAAGATGCGCAAGTGCCAGGTGACGATGAATTCGACGTGAAAACCGAAGACCGCTGGCGCGTACTCGACCTGCAACTGACCACGCAGGGGCCGGTGTACCGGCAGCGGCTGTTCAAGGTGGACAAGCAAACCGACAAGGATGTGCTGCTCGAAGTGGTGTACCCGCAGCTCGATGGCAAGTTCCTCACGGCCATCCCGTTCACCTTCATCGGTGTCGAAGGCTTGCATGCAGACCCGGAAATCCCGCCGCTGGTCGATCTGGTCGATGTTAACCTGTCGCACTTCCGCGTGTCAGCCGATTATGAGCACGGCTGCCATTTCACCGGCTTGCCCACGCCGTACATCGCCGGCTATTTTGCCGACACCGATGCCAAGCTGCACGTCGGCTCCTTGACCGCCTGGGTGTTCCAGAGCGAAAACACGAAAGTCGGCTACCTGGAATTCACCGGCCAGGGCTTGTCGTGCCTGGTGGAGAACATGGTCGCCAAGAAGGACATGATGGCGATCCTCGGTGCGCGGCTGTTGACCACCGACAGCGGCAGCAACCAAACCGCGATGACGGCGGCGATCCACCACGGCGGCGAAACCTCCATTTTGGGCGCGATCGCGCAAACCATTTCGCTTGGCCTGCAGCGGCAACTGACGCTGTTCTGCGCCTGGGCTGGCCAGGCGGCGGACGTGGTGTACCAGGTCAACCAAGAGTTTTATCCGTTCCCGGTCGATGCGCCAACGCTGACGGCGGTGGTGGCCGCATGGCAGCAGGGCGCGATCAGCGATGAAACCAAGTTCGATTACCTGCAGCAGCGCGAAGTGATCGGGCCGGAAGTCACATTCGAGGAAGAACAGCAGCGGCTGGCCAAGCAACAGGCCGAGCGCGATGCGCGCGAGCAGGCGAAAGCCCAAGCCAACGCGGCGCTGCAGGTGGCGACTGCCAACCAGATGCCGGATAAAGTGCCGCCGAAATAACCGCCTAAAAAAGTCGTTAATCGTCCAATTTCGGCTACACAAATTTCCGCAGAGCATTACAATAAGCGCCAGTTGCAGTGTGGAAAGGGCCGCATTGTGTCCATGATTGCTACCAAAACAGTCGCAAGACGACCGGAGCGGTAATCATGAACGCGCACCGGCATTTGCTGTTGGCGATCAGTTATCCGCCGCGCTGGTGCCGCAATGCGACCGCCAACCTGTCGTTTTGCTCATTGTGCGGCTCGCTGCATCCGGACGATGTGCCGCTCGTGATTCCGGCGCAGGCGCTGCAGTACCACGCCGGCCTGCCGCACAAAGTCGGATTGGGCAAGCTCGGCTGGTTTTGCCTGGCCCATTTGCTCGATGCCACGCCGGCGCAAGTCGCGCGCATCGAAACCGCGCTGCGCTACCGCTTCACGCTCGATGCGTCGGGCGACGTGGTTAGTTATGTGCCACTGGTGTGGCGGACCGATTGGCAGTAGCAGTGCGCGGGGGAGCGCCGCAGTCGGTCCACCAGACCAGGGGCATCAAGCCGTGGCAGGGAGACGCTGAGGGGAGATTCCGGTTATCTCAGCAACCTGGGGCACCACCTTCGTGCCACGCCTTGATGTTCTGTCAGCCGGGAGCGGGCGGTTGTGCCGCCGTGCTCCTGTCCTTGCGGTTGTGCCGCGTAATCCATCCCTGTGGGAGTAACCATGCCGTTCGATAAAGACGATCCCGATTTCAAGGCTGCGTTGAAAGCCGCCTCTGACGAAGCCAAAGCCGCGTTGCAGGTGGAAATCGACAAGCTCAAGACCAAAAACCAGGAGCTGATCGCGGAAAACCGCGAAGCCAAGAAGGGCCAGCAAATCGATCCCGCGAAGTATGCGGCGCTCGAAGACAAGGTCGCCGAACTGACGGATCAACTGAGCACGGCGCAAGCCGAGACCGCCAAGCAGATCAAGGCGCTGACCACCGAGCGCGACGCCTTCGCCAAGAAGTATGACGGCGAAAAGGCGGCGAACTACAAGTCAGTGGTCGAGACCGGCTTAACCAATGCGCTGGTCGAGGCGAAAGTCGATCCGATCTACCTGCCGTTCGTGAAAGCGAAGATGCAAAGCGACGTGAAGGTGGTGGAAGACGGCGAGCTGCGCAAAGCGGTGGTCGGCGACAAGGCGTTAGCCGAGTTCGTCAAGGAATGGGCAGCCTCCGATGAAGCGAAGAACTTCATCCAGGCGCGCAGCGATGGCGGCGGCAATGCCAACGGCAGCAACAAGCAAAACGGGCTGGTCACGATATCCGCCAGTGATTCAGCCGCATTCGGCACCAACCTGGCGGAAATCGCCAAGGGCGAGAAGGGCACCGTCCGCATCGCGCCCTAGTTTTATCTAGAACAGCTACCAGGGAGGTCGCTGTTCGTCTGAAAGGGGAGTAAATCATGTCGAACGACTTAACCAAAGTCAGCCCAATCCTGCTTGCGCAGGGGCTGATGGCGCTGCGGGGCTACAACGTGATGCCTCGCCTGATCAACAGCGATTACCAGGGCATGGCGTCCGAAAAGAATTCGGTCATCAATGTGCCGATCCCGTCCGCGATCACCACCAACGACGTGACGCCGGCCAACGTGCCGCCTTCCACGCAGGATGTCGCGCCGACTTCGGTGCCGATCACCCTCGATCAGTGGAAAGAAGCCGCGTTCTACCTGACCGACAACGATGTGATGCAAGCCATTGCGGGCGTGATCCCGATGCAGGCGTCCGAAGCGATCAAGTCGCTGGCCAACACCGTCAACGCGTACATCTTCTCGATGTACAAGAACTTTTACGGTTATGCCGGCACCGCCGGCACCACGCCGTTCGCCTCCGACACCACCGCCTTGCGCGATGTGCGCAAGATCATGAACAACCAGCTTTGCCCGACCTCGGACCGCCGGCTGGTGCTGAGCCTGGATGCCGAAGGCAATGCGATCGTGCTGCCGCTGTTCCAGCAAGCGAACACGTCCGGCACCACCACCACGCAAGTCGAAGGCGTGATCGGTCGCAAGATGGGCTATGACTGGTTCTCTGACCAGCAAGTGCCGACCCATACCAGCACCGCGCTGACCGCCGGAGCCGCGACCGTCAATGGCGCACATTCGGCTGGCGCAAAAACCGTGTCGATCGCGAAAGCGACCAACACGTCGCCGCTGGTCAAGGGCGACATCATCACCTTCGCCGGCGACACGCAAACCTATGTCGTCACCGCTGACGTGACGCTGGCGGTCGGCAATACCAACGTATCGATCGAGCCGGGGCTGGCCACCGCCAAGTCCGGCGGCGAAGCGATGAGCCTGAAAGCCTCGCATGTGGTGAACCTGGCGTTCCACCGCGATGCGATCGCGTTTGCGACCCGTCCGCTGCTGGCGGTCTCGCATCCGTCGGTGATCACCAACCAGGCATCGGACCCGGTCTCCGGCATCACGCTGCGGCTGGAAATCACGCGCGAATACAAACGGACCCGCTTTGCCTACGACATGTTGTACGGCGCGCAAGTGGTTCGGCGCGAGTTTGGCTGCCGCCTCGCTGGCTGATGGCTAGGGGCGGTGCCAGCCAGGCGCTGCCCCGTCTTGTCTCAAGGGGAAAACCATGTCCGTTCAATTATCCGTATCGGTGCGCAACGCGCGCCTGGATTCGATCGAAACCACCGTTTCAACTTCGCCCAAGCTGCGCATCCTGTCCGGCTCCGCGCCTGCCGACTGCGCCACCGCGCAAAGCGGCACGCTGCTGTGCGAAATCGCGCTGCCATCGGATTGGCTGGCTGCCGCCTCATCGGGCAGCAAGGCCAAGTCCGGCACCTGGAGCGGCACCGGGGCCGCGTCCGGCAATGCCGGGTATTTCCGCATTGTCGATAACGCCGGCACCACTTGCCACATGCAGGGCACGGTGACAGCCACTGGCGGCGGCGGCGATATGACGCTCGATAACGTGTCGATCGCGTCCAGCCAAGCCGTGACCGTGAACACCTTCACTTTAACTGATGCTAATTCGTAACATTGAGTTTTCGCTGACGGTTGCGAACTAAGGTAAGCGCAGGGAGTCAAATCATGTATGAACACTCCTATCTCTTTCGTCACCTGCAAGTGTCCAACTTGCGGGGAGACCTATACCGTGCTTTCCGAAACGTTTGCGCAATTCGGCGCGGAAGAATGTTCTCATTGTTGCCGCAGACGGTACGAGCGCGAATGGAGAGCAGCCAATCCAGACAAGGTGGCTGCTGCTCGCCTTCGTGCGAAGCAGAATGCCGATCCGGTTGCGACTGCGAACCGCAAAGCGGCTTGGGCCAAAGCACATCCAGAAGTTGGACGAGCCAAAGCCAAGCGATACCGAGAACGGCACAAAGAAGAAGTGGCGGCGCGGGAGAAAGCATATTACGAGGCGAACCGCGTAAAGCGCATCCAGGCCACGCTCGATGCGTTGTATCGAAAGATCACGCCGCCGTGGGCAAATATGGAAGCGATTCACGCCAAATACGAAGAAGCTCGCCGACTAACGGAAGAAACTGGCAATTTGTACGAGGTCGATCACATCATCCCACGCAAGGGCAAGAATGTGTGTGGACTGCATGTGGAGAACAATCTGCGAGTCGTCACAACTTTGGCCAATCGACGCAAGCAGAGAAGTCATACGCAGGAGTAGGGCATCCGATCCTCCTGCAACGGGAGGATTTATGGACTTGACGACCGCGCAGTGGAGCACTTTCAAGACCGATATCAATACCAACCAGGCGGCGAATGTCGCGGCGGGTAATTACGACGCCATCGTTGCCTATTACAACGCCAATTCGTCGCCAGCGGTGTCGATCTGGCGTCCCTTGGTGTCGATTACCGAGCTGAACAACGCGATCGTCTGGTCCGAGTTCGCCGGCCTCACCGCCGCCAAGCAGAACTGCTACATCGCGATGGTGTGCGGCCCGATCGATGCCACGCAGGCGAATATCCGCTCCGGCTTTTCGACCATCTTTTCCAGTCAGGGAAGCCAGACGCTGATCAACCTGAACCTCATCGCCAAGCGAACCGGCACGCGCTTTGAAGTGCTGTTCTCAACTGTCGATGGCACGGCCAGCGTGTCGTCTTTATATGGCGCAGTGGTCACGCGCAACGATGTCATCAATGCGTTAGCGAGCTGATCATGGCCACCACCTTTGCCACTCAAGCGATTTCGATCACGGCGACCACGCTGGCCTCTGGCTCCGCGCGCGAATCGGGATCGGTCACGACCGACACCACCAACAACGTGGACGATTACCGCATCACGGTCAAGGCCACGGCGGCGGCGGGCACGCCGACCGGCTCCAAGGCAGTGTTCGTGTGGGTCAAGACTTCTGATGATTCCGGCACCACCTGGGATGGCAATGCCACGTCCAGCGATGCGGCGATCACGCTCGATTCGCCGCACCAGTTCTATTTCGGTGTCGCGATCCCGTTTCCGACCTCGACCCTGACCCGCGCCGGCTCCTTCTCCTTGAAGGCGGCGTGCGGCGGTTCGCTGCCGAAGACCTGGGGCATCATCATCGAGAACCAGATCGGCTTCGCCTTCACTGCCTGCAGCGTCACCTGCATGGAATCGTACAACACCTGATCCATTAACCGCAGGGAGGGCGCGCTTTGTCAACCAAGCTCTTTCTGCGCGCGCAAGCGCTCAATGCGATCGGCGGCACCTTCCGCGATCTACTGACCACTGCCGGGTCAAGCACCACCACCGGCGTCGTCAACACGACCGCTTCCGGCACCGAAATCCAGTGGACTTCGACCGCTGGCGGCAGCGTGCTCGAATGGATTTCGGGCCGCTCGCCGACCGGCGGCTGGACCCTGTCCGGCACCATGACGTTCAACCTGTGGGCGCTGGAATCAGCCACGCAGGCGAACGTCGGCTGCCGCGCCAGGGTCTTCAAGCGCACCGCCGCCGGCAGCGAAGCGGAAATCGGCTCCGGCCCCTGGAGCAAGGGCACTGAGCTGACCGCATCGGCCACTGTGCAAAACTGGACAGGCACGCCAACCTCCACCAGTTTTGCCGAAGATGACCGGCTGATCGTCCGCTTCTACATCACCAATATCGGCACCATGGGCGGCGGGCGCACGGCCACGCTCGATTACGATGGCGGCACCGCCGCCGCCGATGGCGATTCCTGGTTCCAGCTCACCGAGACCGTCAGCTTCAAGGCGGAACAGCGCACGGCGGACTTGTCGGCCACGCTCGGCGCACTCACGCTGTCTTCTGATGGCCATACCGACCAGCCTCCGCCCTCTGGCGTGCGCCGCAAGACCGGCAAGCCGCCATACCACCGGCAGCCGCCGGCGGGCGTCAAGCCAGCCTGGGGCACCCCGGCAGCGAAGGGCTTGCTGTATGCCGCGTCCACGCCGTATGACGTGGTCCACCGCCGTAATGGCGGGCCGGTCGCGGCCACCTATCCAACCACCAACAAGCCGACTTACGGCAGCTCGGCGGGGCTGGGCAAAACCGTTGTTATCGCCAATGCGTCCACCAACGCGGTCGATTATGCGAATGCCTTCACGCCCGCGCCGCCGCTGACGATCCTGGTTGAATTCAATCAGGCATCGCAACCCTCGGTGGCCAACATCATCACCGCCGGCGGTGATGCGGCAGGCAATGGCTGGTCGTTGTGGACCCGCTCCGGCACCAATGACCTGGTGTTCACGTTCGGCTTCGTCAATGATTACCCGCTCGGCCTGACCGTCACCACTGGCGTCGATTACACCGCCGTCATCACCGTGTCCGGCAATCTCGGCAGCGTCACCGGCTACCTGCTGCGCAAGGATACGCACGCGGTCCAGTACGGTTCGCCGGTGGCGCTCGATACCATGGCCACGCCGACCAAGCCGATCACGCTGGGCGCGAGCTACAATAATACCGCTTACGGCTTCTCGTTCGATGGCCAGATCGGTTCGTGGGCCTTGTGGGACCGCTGCCTGAGCGACGATGAAGCGTTCGACTTGCTGGTCAACCCGTATCGCTTGTGGGGCGGCTCGCTCGGCCTGTACCTGCCGCCATCCGGCTCCGGCATCACGGCAACGCTCAATGCCACGCTCGGCAGCCTGACGGCATCGGCGACCGGGGCTGTCACGGTGGCGGGCGCAGCCAGCCCGACGCTCGGCAGCCTGACCCTGTCTTCCAGCGGCACGGTTGCGGTGGCCGGCGCATCCAGCCCGACGCTGGGCGCATTGACTTCGTCCGCCGCTGGCGCGGTGGCGGTGTCGGCCTCGCTGGGGCAGGCGCTCGGCGCGCTGACGCTGTCGGCCTCGGCCACGCGCGAACTGACCGCCAGCCTGTCGGCCACGCTCGGCGCACTGACGCTGTCGAGCACGGCGACCAATCCCATTGCCGCCGACCTGTTTATCTCGCTCAACCTGCTGACCGCATCAGCCTCGGCCACGCACCCGGTGGTCGCCGATGGCGTCACTACGCTCGGCAGCCTGACGACCAGCGCAGCAGCCACGCACCCGGTCACGGGCGATGCGGCAGTCACGCTCGGCAGCCTGACAACCAGCGCTAATGGCGCGGTCGATGTGGTGGCCGACGCGACGCCGATCCTCGATGGCTTGACCACGTCCAGCGCTGGCAGCGTCGCGGTCGCGGCAGATGCCGACATGGCGCTTGGCAGCCTGATGCTGTCGGCGGACGCCTCGGTCTCAGACCCGGCGGCGATCCAGGTATCGCTGTCGGCCACGCTGGGCACGCTCACGGCAGCGTCCAGCGGCACGGTCGCGGTGGCCGGCGACGCCAGCCCGACGCTGGGCAGCCTGACGACAGGCTCCGCTGCTGCCGTCGCGGTCGCTGCCAGCGTCAACCAGCCGCTCGGCAGCCTGACCCTGTCCAGCACCGGCGCGCTGACGGTTGCCGCAGTGGCCACGCCAACGCTGGGCGCATTGACTGCATCGGCAGCGGCCACGCATCCCGTCACCGGCGATGCGGCCATGACCTTGGGCAGCCTGGCGCTGTCCGCCGCTGTCGCGCACGACCGCGAAGTCAACCTGAACGCCACGCTCGGCAGCCTGTCCAGCACCGCCGCCGGCAGCGTCGCGATCCTGGCCAATGGCGCGGGACAAGCCATCACGCTCGGCAGTCTGAGCGCGTCGTCAACGGGCGCAGTCACGGTCGGCGCGCAATTGCTGGCCACGCTTGCGCCGATGACGGCCAATGGCGCGGCGCAAATCCTGGTGTCCGGCAGCGCGACCAGGACGCTCGGCGCGCTCACGGCGACCGGCGCTGGCGCTGTCGCCGTCACGGCTGATGCCGCCGCTACGCTGGGCGACTTGCTGCTGAGCGCCGCCGGCCAAGCCTTCCTGCTCACCGATTCTCTCGCCCGTACCGTGGCGATCGCCGCACAAGACCGCCATGCCGCGATTGCCGCGCAAGACCGGGCGGCGTCGATTGCCGCGCAAGACCGCGCTCATCTGTTCAACCCTGAAGACAGGACGGTGCATCCATGACAACCGACACCTATATCACTGACGCCAAGGGCCGGCTGGTCATCACCAAAGACCCGCAAGCCACGCTCGATTACCAGTTCGATTGGTCCGCCTACCTGACGCCGATCACCGACACGATTGCCGGCGTGAATTTCACGCTGTCCGGCTCGGATTCGGCGTCATTGGCGACCAGTTCCTTCAATGCGACTTCGGCCACTGCCTGGGTATCGGGCGGGCAAGTCGGCGAAACGATCCAGGTCGATTGCAAGATCACGACCAGCTCGGTGCCGGCGCGGGTCGATTCGCGCTCCATTTTCATCAAGATCAAAGATCGCTGATATGACTCCACCTAACGCCACGCACGATAGACCACGCGGAAGCTGTCGATATGCCGAACATTTCTGCAAGGCGACGATAAGACAACCCTTGTTCTCGGCGCAGCCTGCGCATTTTCAGCACGTCCTCGTTGACAGCGCTAGTACCAGTTCGTTTACATAGGGAGCGGAGAAAATGACCATCATCATCGAAGACGGCACTGGCGTGGCCACTGCGGAAAGCTACCTGTCGGTGGCGGACGCCGACAGCTACCATGCGGCGCGCGGCCATCTGGACTGGGATGCGCTGGATACCGAAGACAAGGAAATCTATCTGCGCCAGGCCACCGATTACCTGACGCAAGCGTACCGGCTGCGCTGGAAGGGCTACCGCACGCACAGCACGCAAGCGCTGGACTGGCCGCGCGCCAATGTGCAACTGCCGGATGTCTCGTTCACCTATGCCGGCTATGGCGCGTATGTGCCCTTCAACCAGGTGCCCACCGAAGTGCAGCGCGCGTGCGCGGAACTGGCCTTGAAAGCGGTCGATGGCCCGCTGGCTCCCGATATCGAGCGCAGCGTGAGCCGCGAAGTGGTCGGCCCGATCGATATCACATACGATCCGGCGGCTCCTCTGGTCACGCGCTTTCGCGCGATCGACCTGTTGCTGGCTCCGCTACTGGCCGGTTCATCCAATACGCTGCAACTGGTGCGCACATGAGCGCGTTCGATGACCGCATGGTGGCGCGCGCCGCCGCCTTGATCGATGCGCGCGGCAAGCCCGTGACGATCACCAGCGTTACGTCGGCGACCTACAACCGCAGCACGCGCAGCAATACGCAAACCACCCTCATCACCACGCCGAAGGTGCTGATGACCAAGCCGCCGCGCCGCACCTTTGGCGATGGCGGCGAATGGCAAGCCGGCACCGAAGCCAAGCGCGATACCAAGGCGTTTTATTTGGCCGGCAACCAGGCCGAGCCAAGCATGGGTTCGACCGTCGATTTTGATAACCAGCGCTGGATCGTCGCCAATGTGATTCCCGACTATGTCGGCGAGCGCGTCGTGCTGTGGACCGTCACGATCTGGAGGGCATGATGGGCTTCGCGCTGGATTTGCAACGCTTTGCGCTGAAAGCGGCCAACCGCCAGCAGCAAGTCCATCGGCGCTTGCTGTTCCTGACCGCGCAGCAACTGGTGATGACCTCGCCAGTCGGCGATCCGGCGCTGTGGTCGCATCCGGCTCCGCACAACTACCATCCTGGCACGTTCCGCGCCTCCTGGCAGCACGGCATCGGCAGCGTGCCGTCTGCCGCCGCGACTGCGCCCGACCCGGACGGCCATGCGACGCTGGAACGGTTGCGCAGCTCGATCGACCAATCGCCTGGCGGCATCGATTACCTAGTCAATACCGCGCCGTATGCGCGCGCCATCGAGTATGGGCATAGCACGCAAGCGCCGCATGGCGTGCTGAGCCGCGTGATCGTCAATTTTCCGCAACTGGTGCGGCAAGCCGCCAAGGAGGGCGCATGAGCTATCTCGATCTGACTTCGGCCTTGGAAGATGCGGTGCTGGCGGTCGATGCCACGTTCCCGACCGCGTATGAAAACCAGCCGTTCGAGCCGCAACCGGGAGAAGCCTATCAGCGCATCGATTTTCTGCCCGCCGAGCCGGACGACCCGGCGTATGGAGGCGGCTTGCTGCGCGAAAACGGCATGCTGCAAGTGACCTTGTGCTATCCGGTGGCCGAAGGCTCCGGGCCGGCGCTCACGCGCGCCGAATTGCTGCGCGCGAGCCTGCCGCGCGGCGCGACCTATACGAAAAATGGCACCACGGTACAGTTTTCCCGCACGGCAATAATCTTTCCCGCTATCATCATCGCAAACCGTTACTGTCTGCCGCTGCGCTGGCGTTATTACGCCAACGTCGCGCCGTGACGGTTTTTCTCAGGGATGGAATGCGACCAAAACAGGCGTTATACGCCTGAAAAAGAGTCGCTTTTATTGAATTTATCAATGCGCCCATTCCGGGCGTAAAGCGACCGCAACGGTCAAGGGGAGGGCATCATGACCATCGCCACTGGTGTAAATAAGCAAGTCATTTACAAGAAGGAAACAACCTGGGGCACCATCCCCGCCGCGTCCAGCGCGCAAGCGTTGCGCCGCACCACGTCCGACCTGGACTTGAAAAAAGAAACCTATCAATCGAATGAAATCCGCACCGATTTCCAGGTCGCCGATTTCCGCCATGGCGTGCGTTCGGTCGAAGGCACCTTGAATGGCGAAATCTCTCCCGGCACCTACAAGGATTTCTTTGCCGCCGCGCTGCGCCAGGCGTTCCAGACCGCCACCACCACCGGCGCGCAGACCACCATCACCGCCGCCACCACCACCGGCACCAATGGCACCTTCACCCGTTCCGCCGGCTCGTACCTGACCGATGGCTTCAAGGTCGGTGACGTGGTGCGCTGGACTGGCTGGACCGTGGCCACGGCCAACAACACCAAGAACATGCTGATTACGGGGCTGACCGCCACCGTGATGACTGTCACCACGCTCGATGGCACGGCGATCGTTGCAAAGGCCGCTGGCGACTCTGTCACCGCCACGCTGGCCGGCAAGAAAACCTGGGTGCCATCGACCGGCCATACCGATGACTCGTTCTCGATCGAGCACTGGTTCAATGACCTGTCGGTGTCCGAAGTCTATACCGGCTGCAAGGTCAGCAAGCTCGATGTGCAATTGCCGGCCACCGGCATGGGCACCATCGGCGTGTCGCTCATGGGCAAGGATGTCACCACTGCCAGTGCGCAGTATTTCACCAGCCCGAACGCGCAAACCTCGACCGGCGTGATCGCCGCCGTCAATGGCGCGCTGTATGTCGGCGGCACGGCGGTGGCCAATGTCACCGGCATGACCTTCACCATCGACGGCAACATGACCGGCGAAGCGGTGATTGGCTCGAACTCGCGTCCGGACATCTTCGAGGGCCGCGTCTCGGTGTCCGGCCAGATCACCGCGTTCTTCCAAGATGCCACGCTGCGCGACCAGTTCCTGAACGAGACCGAATCATCGGTGATTGGCGTATTCACCACCGGGAATACGGCGGCGTCGGATTTCGTCGTGTTCAACATGCCGCGCATCAAGGCGGGCGGCGCATCGCGCGACGATGGCGACAAGGGCATCGTGCAAACCATCCCGTTCACCGCGCTGCTCAATACCGCCGGCGGCACCGGCGTCAATTCGCTGGCAACCACCATTTCGATCCAAGACAGCCAGGCGTAACCGCAAGCGGACCGCCTGCGGGCGGTCCTTTCCTTCCTCTTTTTTGAAAGACCCCCATGAACGCAGTGCTTACCCTTCCCGACCTGTCGATGTTCGATGTGCAGTCTGGCGCGAACGAAGGTTTTACGCTGGAACTGGTCAATGCCAGGCACGAGAAAACCGGCCTCTGGATCAAGGTGTTGGGCAAGGATTCCACCGAATTCCAGCGTCTGTCCAAGCAACAGCAGCGGCAACGGCTGCACCGCATGCAAAAGGCTGGCCAGACCAAGATCACGCCGGAAGAACTGGAAGACGATGCGCTCGACTTGCTGGCGACTGTCACCAAGGCATGGAATTTCAAGGACAAGGAAGGCAATCCCTATCCCTGCACGCCGAGTAATGCGATCAACCTGTACCGCGATTTTCCGTATATCCGCGAACAGGTCGATGTGGCGGTGGGCGACCGGGAAAATTTTATCAAGAGCTAGTCGCGCAGCTCTTGCGATACGGCGAGCGCGAATTCGCGCTCAATGAGCGGCAAAGCGATGGCGCGACCTTGCGCGAGCACATGGCAATCGTCGCGCAGCAGGGCGGGCAGGTGCCGGACGACGCGCAGCCGCTGGAGCTGCCGGCAGCCCTGGCCTATCTGTGGCGCTGGTTTCTGGACTTGTCCAATGCGCGCAGCGGCACCGGCTTTGGTCCGGCTCCGATCACGCAGTTGGATTTGCTGGCCTGGTGCGCACTGCATGAAGTCAGGCTCTTGCCGTTCGAGCTGGAAGCGATCCGGGCGCTCGATTTCCTGTATCTGAGCGCGCAGGCGACAAGCAAGTAGGGGGCGGCATGGGCGCAGCAGATGCAGACATTGCCAAGCTAGGCATACAAGTCGATAGCTCGCAGTTCAAGTCTGCGCAGCAGGACATGTCGCGCTTTGTCGATGCCGGCAAGCGCGTCGAATCGGCCACTGCCGCGATGCAGCAGACTGTCAAGCAATTGCAGCAGACGCTGGAAGCGGTCGGCTTGCCGCGCCATACCGCCGCGCTGGAAGAACACGCGAAAGCGCATGAAAAGGCTGCCGCCGCTTCGGAAAAGCTGCATGCGGGGCTGGAATCGGTCCAGCGCGCGCTCGAAGGCTTGGGCGTGGGCTTGACGCTGCGCGAATTCGTCGAACTGGCCGATGAAATGGCCACCATGGAAGCGCGACTCCGGCTCGTCACCACCGGCACTGCCAACCTGGCGCGCGTGCAGCAGGAATTGTTCGATACCGCGCAAAGCACCCGTTCCTCGCTGGCCGATACCGAAGAACTGTACCTGCATCTGGCCGAAACCACCGGCAACCTCGGCTTGTCGCAGCGCGACTTGCTGACCCTGACCCGCACGCTGACCGAATCGTTCGTCTTGAATGGCCGCTCGGCCAAGGATGCCAGCGCCGCCGCGCGCCAGCTCGGCATCGCGTTCGCCACCAATTCCGCCGATTGGCGGCAGATGCGCAAGATTCTGCAGGAAGCGCCGGAACTGGCTTCCACCATCGCCGAAGGCATGGGCGTCACGGTGGCCAAGCTCAAGGAATTGACCAACCAGGGCAAGCTGTCCGGCGAGCAGATCGTGCAAGGCATCCTGAAGGCGTCGCAGGAAGTCGATAAGAGTTTTTCGACCCTGCCGAAAACGGTGGGCCAGGCTCTCACGCAATTGCAGAACGCGTTCGCCGAATTCGTGCATCAGCAGGATGAATCGAGCGGCGCGACCGCCACCATGGTCAAGGGCATCGACCTGTTGCGCGAGCACCTGGACAGCGTCGTGAAACTCTTGTCGGTGGCTGCGTTTGCCACCTTCCCCGGCGTCTTGCTGAACATCGCCAAGGGCTTTTCAGTGCTGGCCGCGCTCGGCAATCCGTTTGCCGCGATCGCCGCCGCCGTGTCGGTCGCCACTGGAGCCTTGTATGTGTACCGCGATGCAGTAGTGTCGATCGGCGGCATCACCGGCACCATTGGCGACATCGTCAAGGCGACCTGGCAGGAAATCGCCGAAGTCGGCGCGCGCCGCTTTGGCGAGCTGCAGGATGCGGTTGCGCCGGTGGTGGCGTTCTTCAACGACCGCTTTGGCGAATTGTCCGAATTCTTTGCGCGCGTGCTGACCACGATGGTGGACGATGCCGAGACGGCGGTGCGCGCGATCATCGGCTTTTTCGTCGGCATGGCCGATGCGCAGCAGGCGGCGGGGCAGGCGATCGTGGACAACTTCCGCGCCGAGTTCACCAATATCGCGAATCTGGCGGCGGCGATCGGCGAAGTCATCAAGAACGCGTTCACGCATATCTGGGAGCCGGTCGATTTCACGCCGATCAAGAAGGCGCTGCAAAACCAGGTGCAGGGTGCCGCGCAAGGCGCGGGCACGGCATGGGTCGAAGGCTTCAAGAAAGGCTATGGCAGCGTGCAGCAGAAAAGCCTGACCGACAGCCTGGTGCTGCCGTTCGAGAAGGCGCGCGACAACATCGGCAAGGTCAGTGCCGATATCCAGGCCAAGATTCTGCAGATGCAGCGCGAAGCCGATGACGTGCAAAAGCAGACGGTGGGCGACTTGAATGGCCCCGGCTCGAAAACCAGCGACAACCTGGCCAAGCAGATCGATGAGTATGACCGGCTGGTGCGCTCGATCAAGGCCAAGAATGCCGAAGCCGAAGAAGAATTGCGCGTCGGCCATGAGTTGACCGATGCGGAAAAGATGCGCTTTGATTTCCTGTTCAAGATCGAGTCCGGCGAACTGCAGGTGTCGAAGGCGCAAAAGCAGCGCGTGCTGGTCATGCTGGACCTGTTGCAAGCCAACCAGGAACAGGTGAAATGGGAGCGCGAACTGAACCAGCTCGCCGAGCAGGCCCGAAGCGAAGAAGAACAAAAGGTCAAAGCCGCGAAGGATGAACTGGCGTCGATCTCGAAAGCCACCGTCGCGCTGCAGGACCAGACCGAAGAAATCGGCAAGAACGCGCAGCAGGTGGCCGAATTGCGCGCTTCGCGGCTGGAAGTGGCTGCCGCCACCGATGAAGCCACTGCTGCCGATCTGCGCTGGAAAGCGCAGTTCGATGACAATGGCGACCTGATGCGCCAGCAGGCCGAGCAACTGGACATGGTCGCGTCGGCGCTGCGCAATGAGGCGCGCGCTGTGCGCGAGAACGGCGATGCGCAATTCGCCGACCAGTTGAAGAAAGACATGCAGAAAGCCGCTGAAGACGCGCAGCGGCAATGGAAGCAGACGGCGGACAAGATCGAGAACTGGCTGTCCGACGCATTCCTGCGCTCGATGCAGAGCGGCGAATCGTTTTTCAAGTCGCTGGTCGATGCGCTGAAGACCATGTTTGCGCGGCTGATCCTGCAGCCGATCTTTGCGCCGATTTCGGGCGCATTGGCTTCGGCGTTTGGCGGCTCATCGGCCTTCGGCGGCATCGGCGGCGGCACCAATTACGTGATGGCTGGCCAGCAACTCTGGCAAGGCTTCAATACCGGCTTCACCACCTTTGGCAAGAGCCTGGGCACGCTGGTGTCGCAACTCGGCACGTTGATCGGCTCGCCCACGCTGCAAGGCTTTGGCCTGGGCATGGGCTTGCCTGCCGGCTCGGCGCTGCCTGGTCTGTCGTCGTCCGGCGCGGTGTATGGCGGCGCGCAGGCCGGCATGGCTGCCGCGCCGTATCTCAATGGCGGACTGGCGCTGATCGGCGGCGTCGGGCTGGGCAATGCGCTGTCCGGCGGCTTGGCCATCATTGGCAACAATCCCTCCACCACCACCGCGATCGGCTCGGCGATCGGCTTGGCGGCAGCGGGGCCGATCGGCGCGGTGATCGGCGGCGCTTTGGGCGGACTGGCCAACCGGCTGTTCGGCTCTGGCCCGGAGCATTTGACCGGGCTGGGCATCAGCGGCTCGTATGCGAATGGCCAGGTGTCGGCGCAAAACTACGCGACCTATCATTCGTCCGGCGGCTTGTTTGGCGGCGGCGGCGACCGCACGCAAACTTCACCGCTTGACCCGGCGACGGTCGCCACCATCCAGAATGCGTTTGCCACCATTACCGAATCGATCAATGGGCTGGCCAAGACGGTCGGCGATGGCGCGTTCACGCTGTCGAACATCAGCGAAGACTTCAAGGTCGGGTTCCAGAACACCGGCAATGCCGAAGCCGATGCGAAAGCGAACCTCGAACAGTTACAGAAACTGTTTGCGTCGTTTTCCAATGATCTGGCCAATCAGGCACTGCCTGGCTTGTCGCAATTGGCGCGTGCCGGCGAAACCGCGACCGAGACGCTGACCCGGATCGCCACCGAAATCGGCGCGACCGACCAGGTGCTGGCCATGATGGGCAAGACCAGCCAGCAAGCGTTCGGCGCGGTCGGCATCGCGTCGCTGGCCGCCAGGGAGCGCCTGATCGCATTCGCCGGCGGCATCGACAAGCTCACGCAAGGCGTGAGTTACTTCAACGACCATTTCCTGTCCGATTCCGAAAAGGTCCGGCTGGCCACCACCAATGTCGCCACCGAACTGGCCAAGCTGGGGGTCGGCTCGATCACCACCAAGGACCAGTTCAAGCAACTGGTGCAGTCGCAGGATTTATCGACCGAAGCCGGCGCGCGGCTGTATGCGCAATTGCTGAACCTGGCTCCGGCGTTCGACCAGGCCGAGACCATGGTGCAGCAAATGGAAGATGCGGCGCAGCAGGCGGTGCAGCAAGCCTATCAGCAGGTGCAAGCCACCGAGCAGGCGCTGAACCAGGCGCGGCAATCGTATCAGCAGACCTTGGGCCAGATCGATGAAGCGTATAACGCGATCGCCGAAAAGCGCGAGGAATTGCACCAGCAGCGGCTGGAAGAAGAACGCAAGGCGGCGCAAGACCGCGAACTGAAGGAACTGCAAGCGCATACGCAGCAAATGCAGCAGGTGCAGCAGCAGGCCGAACAAGCCAGGCAGCAGGCCGACCAGAAAGTCGCGCAGGCGCAGCAAACGCTGGCGCAAGCGTACCAGCGCGAAGCGCAGGAAGTGCAGCAGCGGCTGACCGACGCGCACAATGCGCTGATCGCCGCCTATCAGCGCGAAGAACAGGAAGTGCAAAACAACCTGGCTGCCGCGCGGCAGGACTTGGTCAATGCGTACAACAAGGAAGCGCAGGGGCTGCAGCAAACCATCGACCGCTTCCGCGAATTCGCGAAAGCGATGGCCGAGTTCCGCCAGTCGCTGCTGACCGGCGACTTGTCGCCGTTGACGCCGATCCAGCAATATCAGCAAGACAAGCAGCGCTTTAACGATCTGGTGCAGCGCGCCAAGGCGGGCGACCCGGAAGCGCAATCGCAAGTGCAGGGCGCGGCCACCGATTTCCTGAATGCGTCGAAAACCGCGTTCGCCTCCGGCTCGCAGTATCAAAGCGATTTCGCCACGGTGCAGGATGCCTTGAAACAGCTTGGCGACAGCGCCACGCAGCAGGCGAACGATGCGCAGGCGCAGCTCGATGCGCTGCACGATCAAGTGTCGCAACTGGTGGATTTGGGCGACAAGACGCTGTCGGTCAAGGACGCGATCGCCAAGCTCACTGATGCGCAAAAACAGGTCGAAATGCTGCAGGACATGCGCGACCAGGTCGAATTGCTGGTGGACCTCGGCGACAAGACCTTGTCGGTCAAGGACGCGATCGACCAGTTGAAGGATGCGCAGCACGCCGAAGACCAGTTGCAGGCCTTGCATGACCAGGTCAGCCAACTGGTGGACTTGAACGACCAGGTGCTGACCGTCGATCAGGCGATTGACAATCTGAATGCCGCGCAAGCCGCGTCCGCCGAAGCGCAGCGCCAGCTCGATATCGCGAACCTGAACGTGCAATTGAGCCAGCAAGCCGAGCAGGCGTTCCAAGACCGCGTTGCACAAGAGGAACTGGTGCGCGAGCACATGCAACAAGACCAGGAACTGGCGGCATACGAAGCGCAGCAATACCAGCGCATCCAGGAACTGCAAGTGCAGGCGCAGCAGCAGGAAGGGGCGATCTATCAAGCCGAATGGGCGCACGACGAAGCGCTGGCCGCGCTGCAGCGCGCGCAGGAACAATACTGGGCGATCCAGCAAAACAACCTGCTTGGCCAGATCGTGCAGCAACTGGCGGTCAACAACCAGTTGACGCAGCAGCAGACCGCTGCCACGCAGCAAGCCGCCGCCTCGCCAGGGGGCGCGCCGGCTGCCGCGCCGGCTGCCGCGCCGCAAACCTATATCGGCAGCAACGGCTTTGAGGAAACCGCCGGCATCCCGGAGCATGCGCTGGGCCTCGACTATGTGCCGTATGACGGTTATCTGACCTATCTGCACAAGGGCGAACGGGTGCTCACCGATGTGCAGGCGCGGTTCCAGGACCGTGCCAAGCGCGATGCCTCCACCCGGACCGGCATCGACACGCAAGCGCTGCGTGCTGAACTTACCGCGCTGCGCGAAACCCTGGAAGACTTGATCCGGCAACAGGCGCAGGCGACCGAAGCGCAAGTGCGCGCCGCCTATGATGCCGCCAAGCGCTCTGCCGACACGATCGTCGCCGGCCAGGTCGATGCCGCCGACCGCGCCGCCTACCGCGAACGCGCCCGCGCTGCATACGAGTAAATCATGTTGCTGCACCGCGCCCTGATCCCGTACCAGAAGCAGCCGCCGGCCACCGCGCCGGTGCGCTGGAACGCGGGAATCGGGCGCGGCTTGCTGGTTGCGTCCGCGCATCCGAATCTCGGCATGCGCAGCCGCAGCGCCGGCTATGTCACGCCGTCGTTCCCGCTGGCCGCGAAACCGTCCGCAGGCAAGACGGCAGGGCTGGGCAAGACCACGCTGTTTTCCAACACGACGGTCAGCCCGATCCATTTCCCGGCGCTGCCGACGGTCCCGTTTCCGCTGACGCTGCTGGTGGAATTCAATTTCACCACGCTGCCGGGGGCCGGCACGCTGGTCAGCTTCGGCGGCTCCGGCACCGCCGCCGGCGGCTTTGCCGTCTGGTCCACCAGCGGCGGCGCGCTGACCTTCACGCTCGGCGGCGTCAACGACTACGCGCTTGGCATTACCGTGGCGGCGCTCACCGATTACACGCTGCTGCTGACGTTCGATGGCAGCAACGTGCAAGCCACGCTGCGCAACAAGGTCGATCGCAGCATTACCTATGGCGCGCCGATCGCCGCTTCCGGCATGCTGGCAGCGTCCAAGCCGCTGACGATTGGCGCGACCTATGACGGCGGCTTGGCCAACTATTTCGATTCGCCGGACGGCCATATCGGCAGCGTCGCCATGTGGGACCGGGTGCTGTCGCCGAAAGCGATCCTGTCTCTGCTGGGCAACCCATACCAGATTTGGGGCATGCCGAACGGCCTGGTGTCGATCACCGCGCAGGCTGGGCGCACCGCCACGCTGCAAAAGACCCTTGGCGCATTGACGCTGTCGGCGGCGGGAACGGTCAGTACACCGGGCGGCAACCTGAACGCCACGCTGGGCGCACTGACCACGTCGGCCACCGGCAGCGTGGCCGTAGCCGCGACCCTGGCCAAGACGCTCGGCGCATTGACCTTGTCGGCCACCAGCGGGTCGCCGCGCAATGCCACGCTGACCAAGACGCTGGGAGCCTTGACGGTCGCCGGGGCCGGCACCGTGCGCGATCCGGTCAATACCGCCGGCATGACTGCCGATGGCTCGAATATCCCGCTGTGGCTGTCGGACCCGGCGGCGATCCGCTGCGCGCTGATCGAGGTCGGCGCGCTCAGTGGCGGCGTGGAAACCACGCGCTACCTGTCCACGGTCGGCTATGTGACCGGGCCGAGCGAAACCCCGGCCAACACCGCGTACCTGCCGATCGTGGTGGCGGCGGGATCGATCCAGTTCACCGAGCAACTGGGGCTGGATGGCTCCGGCGGCATGAGCTTTGGCGATATCGAGCTGTACAACGTCGGCGGCGAGCGCGATAGCTGGCTCGCCGACATTTGGGCCAACCGCAGCGTCAAGGTCTGGATCGGCGATCCGCGCTGGCCGCGCGCCGATTTCATCCAGGTCTTCACCGGCGTACTGTCCAATCCCGGCCTGGTGAGCCGCCGCCGCGACCGCCTGAACCTGCAATTGCGCGACAAGATGCAACGGCTGAACAAGACGATATCTGAAATCAAGCTCGGCGGCACCACGGCGAACGCGGAAAAGCTGATCCCGCTGACCTTTGGC